TCAAAACTGAAGACAATTCTGAAAAACAGAAAAGTGATTTTATGTTAGTAATAAAACAAATATTAAATATATCATAATGAGAGATAGTGAAATCAATAAAATTGTTAAAAAAATAATCAAAGAAGCACCAGTTGATTATGGCGACTATCCTGAAAGAATGCACCCAAGAAGTCAAGCAAAAATCGAAGATCCAGAGGGTATTTACGCAAAAAATAGAGGATTTAGAAAAGGTGTTGGGGACGTAGAAAGAATCGCAGGTAAACGATTTAAAGAAATTGTTGATTATGTTAAAAGATATTATGGGACAGATAGAAATATAACTGACCCCCAAGTAAAAATGTCAATACAAATGGCCCAAATGCAAGCAGTAAGACAAGTAATGCAAATTGAGCCAACTCATAGAGAATTACTAAGAGACCTGGCTGTTGAAATTGCAGCAAAAGAAGAGGGGTGGTTACCATATGCAAAAAGTATGGAACAGGCAATAGAAGACGGTTTAGTTACTAAAGAAAAAAAACAAGGTGGCATCGAGTACCAATTTGATTTTATTAACATTTTAACTTTTCTTGGTGAAAAAAGAATTGACCCAAATATGTTTCAGATGAAACCAAAAGAAATGAAAAAATTGGAGTTACCAAAAGATTTTTCTTTTGACATTGATGATTTAACACCAGAAGAAGAAAGACAATTAGAATTAGAAAAAAGACACGTAATTAACGCACTTATACAAGGAAAGGGTAAGAGAGGGCAATTCGCATACCAAATGTATAAAGATCGATTAGACGAAATAGACCCAAGATTATACGATTTATATAACAAAATAATGGGTGCTAATGATTTAATGTATTTTACAGATGAAGATTTAATTGAAGCTCTTGGTGGAAATGCCGCCGGTGCCGCCGGTAAAATGGAAGGTGGTGACGATAATGATGATGAAGAAGGTGGTGAAGAAGAAAACGACACATATTTTGCAAATGGTGTAATTTTCCCAATATTACTACATGAACTATTTAAAGTATTTTCAGTACCAACGTCTCAAGCTCAATGGGATGATGTTGACCCAGGAATTGCGCAAGATGTTGTAGATAAAGCAGACTCAATGGAGAATGAACCAATGAACTTTAGAGTTGGGGGTGAATTAGTTAGAAAATTAAGAACATTACTTCCAGATGATCTAGTTCTAGTACCTGAAAATAGAGTTTATATGCCATTCTTTGAGCAGGCACTATATTCAGTACCAGCTGAAGATTTCCTTAAAAATATTATAGCAAATGTTGTATCAGAAGATAAAGAAGATAATAATAAAGCAAAAAGACGTTTTGAGGAACTTTACAAAAAGGCTAAAACTGAGTATGAAAAATACAAAGGTAATGGTGGTGACGATGATGAGTACGAAGATGATGAAGATGATATTTTATCACAATTAGGGTTATAAATAAAACCAACTAAACCAAAGAACCCCCTTTTATTTACTAATTGGGGGTTTTTGATATTTATATAAAAAGACTTTATGGGTTTATCTAAAGAACAATTAATGTTAGAATATATAAAGTGTATGAAAGACACGTCATACGCTTTAAGAACATATTTACAGACATATGACAATACAGTATCAAAATATGTCCCATTAGAGTTATTTCCAGATCAAGAAAATTTATTAAATGACTACGAGGAACATGAAGAAAATATTGCTTTAAAATATAGACAAGCTGGCGTATCAACAGTTACTGCTGCATGGGTATCAAAAAGACTTGTTTTTGCAAAAAAAGAAAGACCTGAAAAAATTCTAATTATTGCAAATAAATTAGATACCTCTATGGAAATGGCAAATAAGATTAGAGCTTTTATAGAACAATGGCCTAATTGGGTTGGAGCACAATTTTCACCAGATAAAAATTCACAAAGACATTATAAATTAACAAATGGTTGTGAGGTAAAAGCAGTTGCAACATCAAGGGACGCACTTAGAGGTTATACACCAACAATTCTTGTTTTTGATGAGGCCGCGTTTATTGAAGCTGACAATGATTTCTGGGCGGCTTGTATGGCATCGCTATCTACTGGGGGTAAAGTAATTGTTGTGTCAACACCAAATGGGTATGACCCAATATATTATGAGATATATAATCAAGCGTCAAAGGGTATTAATAATTTTAAAATTACAGAGATGTTTTGGTGGAAAGACCCAAGATATACAAAAGATTTATATTTAGTACCAACAGAAGACATGATTGATTATCTACTTAATAAAACAGAAAGAGACCATAGTAAAAATATATCATATGAAGGTACTAATCCATATGAAAGGGATTATGATGAAATAAAAGAATATTTTAAACAAGGATATAAACCATGCTCATCTTGGTATGAAAAAATGGTTAAAAAACTTAAATACGATAAAAGAAAAATAAACCAAGAATTAAATTGTGAATTTTTAGGATCTGGTGATAACGTATTTGATAATAAACAATTAGAGTATATTAAAAATAACACACTAGTTGAGACTCAAACAAAAATGATGGGCAACTCCCTTTGGATATGGAAAGACCCACAAGAGGGTCATAAATATATTATGGGAATTGATGTTTCTAGGGGAGATAGTGAGGATTTCTCAACAATACAAATTATAGATTTTGACGAAAGAGAACAAGTGCTTGAGTACGTTGGAAAAATTCCACCAGACGCATTAGCTGAAATAGCATATAAATGGGGGGTTATGTATAGTGCGTTTATTGTAATTGATATTACTGGTGGTATGGGTGTTGCGACATCAAGAAAACTACAAGAAATGGGGTATAAAAATCTATATATTGATGGTGTTGACTCAACAAATATATGGAACTACAATCCTAAAGCACAAGATAAGATACCAGGAATAAACTTTAATAATAAACGAGTTCAAATTATTGCGGCTTTTGAGGAATATGTTAGACACAAATTTAAAATTAAAAGTAGTCGTTTATACGATGAGATGAATAACTTTATTTATGTAAATGGTAGACCCGATCACCAAAAAGGACAACATGACGATTTAATTATGGCAATAGCTATGGCTATATATGTAGGGGAAATCGCATTCCAAAAACTAGAAAAGGTAACCCAACAAACAAAAGTGATGCTTGAGTCATGGACTGTAAGTAATAACGAAAGTGTTAATAGGGATTTAGAGTTTAACCCAGTAATCCCAAATAATTATATGATGAATGAAAAAAACAAAATAAACAATGTATCAAAAGATGACTATATAAAATATGGTTGGTTATTTGGTTCTAGTAAAAGATATTAAAATGGGAAAAGAACTTAGAAAGACATCGGGTAAAATAATAGGTGGGTCAACATTAATTGTCCCTGACCAACCAGTATATTCAGTTAAGGTATTTCCACCAACATTTAAATATAAACAAAGTAATATTAAACAAGAAGTTAATTCAAGTAACTCTAAAAATGTTTAATATTTATATTTAAAGTATATATACTAATTTTTAATTATGGAAAATTTAAATAAAGATTTAACTGTTTGGCAAAGAATATCAAAGGCCTTTGGACCAAATTCATTATTAGGTCAGGACATCTCACCAAGCTACCGTTTTGACAAAAAAGAACTTTTAAGAACTAAAGATAGAAATGAGTATGAGAAAGAATTATTACAGTCACAACAGTCTCTTTATTTAGCGAATCAATGGCAAAAAATTGAGAGTAATTTATATACTCAAGCAATATATTATGAACCAACTAGATTAGCGGCTTTCTATGATTATGAATCTATGGAGTTTACACCTGAAATATCAACAGCTCTTGACATATACGCGGAAGAATCTACAACACCAAATGAGAATGGTTATATATTACAAATTTATTCAGAATCAAAAAGAATAAAAGGTGTATTAGCCGATTTATTTAATAATACATTAGATATTAACACAAACTTACAAATGTGGATTAGAAACACTTGTAAGTATGGTGACAACTTTGTTTATTTAAAACTAGACCCAGAAAAAGGAATCATTGGTTGCGTACAATTACCAAATATTGAGATTGAAAGGTTAGAAAGGGGAATGAAACCAAAAACCCCAAATAGTGAAGTAAACACAGATGAAAAAGGTGTAAGATTTTCTTGGAAAGAGAAAAATATGGAGTTTAACACATGGGAGGTTGCACACTTTAGACTCCTAGGTGATGATAGAAAACTACCCTATGGTACATCAATGCTTGAAAAAGCAAGAAGGATTTGGAAACAATTAGTATTAGCTGAAGACGCTATGCTTATTTATCGTACATCAAGAGCACCAGAAAGAAGGGTATTTAAAGTTTTTGTTGGTAATATGGACGACAAAGATGTTGAGCCATACGTACAAAGAGTTGCTAATAAATTTAAAAGGGATCAGATTGTTGATCAGAAAACAGGAAATGTAGATTTACGATTTAATCAAATGGCTGTAGATCAAGATTATTTTATTCCAGTTAGAGATGCCGCGCAAACAATGCCAATTGAGACATTACCTGGTGGTACTAACTTATCTGAAATTGCGGATATTGAATATATTCAGAAAAAACTTGTGACGGCATTAAGGATACCAAAAGCATACCTTGGTTTTGAGGAGCCTGTTGGTGATGGTAAAAACTTATCATTACTTGATATTCGTTTTGCTAGAACAATTAATAGAATACAGAAAAATATGTTATCTGAATTAAATAAGATAGCAATTATTCACTTATTTCTTTTAGGGTTTGAGGATGAGTTAAATAACTTTACTTTAGGGCTAACAAATCCATCAAAACAAGCAGATCTATTAATGGTCGATATTTGGAAAGAGAAAGTTTTACTATATAAAGACCTAGTAACTGAAATTCCAAACTCATTAGCTCCAACATCATCAACTTGGGCTAAAAAACATATATTTGGTTTTTCAGATGAAGATATTAAATTAGACATACAACAACAAAGAATGGAAAGAGCTGTTTCTGCCGAGTTAGCAAATACAGCAACAATCATTACACACACTGGTTTATTTGATAATGTAGATAGATTGTACAAAACAGTAAGTGGAGCTACAGGGAGCGCACCAGCTGAAGGAGGAGGAGGTGCACCACCATCACCAGGTGCTGGAGGGCCTCCACCGCCACCAGGAGGAGGAGAAGTTGGTGGTCTTCCAGAAAGTAAAAATAATTTAGAAAATTTAATATTAGAAGACATAGATTATAACCCATTTAATAATAATTCTTTGGGTGATATGGAGTCAACATTGGATAAATTGATAAATGGTTGATATTTATTAAAAAACAAAAAAATGGAATTTGGATTAATTAAAAGTAAAATAGAAAAAAGACTATCTAGTTCTTATTTAAACGAGAGTCTTAAAAATGATTTATTCATATTTAACGAACTTGTTTTAAAAAACAAAGATGTTAGTAAATTATTTTCTTTATATAGTGATTTAGCAGAAAATAGAGGTTATGATAATTCTTTTGCAACTGAATTTATAAAAGAATCAGTTGATAGAATAAAAAAAATTAAACCAAGTAAAAAAGCTATAGATGAAATTAATATGTGGTTATCACATATTGACGTTAAAAATGAATATACTAATATTGATAATCTAGTATCTGAAAGATATGTTAGTGTTGAGGATAAATTAAAAAGTAAGGAAAGTATTTTAGAATCATTAAAACAAAAAAAGGTTACTTATGATGAAATTAAAAAATTACCAATTAGTGATATTGTAAATGTTGCTAATAGCACTATTAATTCACACTTAAACACATTAGGTGAATCAGAAAAAAAACAACTACAATCTATTTTAAAAGAAAGTGATGAAAAACTAAAATTAAAATATGAAATAATAAAAGAAGATGTTTTATCTAAATTAGAAAATCTAAAAAATGATTCTGATACTGAGGTTTTAGGTAGAATTAACGAGACCTTTGAGAAAATATCAGCAGAAGATTATAGTAAATTAAATTATTTTAAATTAAAGGAATTAAATAACAACTTATAAATCTTTTATTTTTTGAACGTGTATTGCCCGTTGTTTTTGGGCGCGTCTTTTTACGGACTTTTTAATAAACTCAACCTTAGAGTTTATTTGTGAATTTTGCCTAGTCTTTATTACCTTACTTTTTAATTCTTTTATAGCACGTTCAATATTACTATTCTTTACTTTAACAATTAACATATTTTATTTGGGTTATTTTTATATATTGATATATATCACAAAATTATATAAACTTTTTAAAAATAAACAAATTTACTATGAGAAATTTATATGAAAAAAGGAAAATCAATAAAACTTACGGGTTTTAGAAATTGTAAAGTTAATTACGGTACTGTTGACTCAAAAGAATTTAAGTCTTTATATATTAACTTACAAACTTGGGTCGAACCAAAAACACACGAACTAAATTGGGAACGAATAGTTTTAAATATGTCTAGAAATATTAAACATTCAATATATGATAGCATAGATAAAACCCAATTTAACGAAAATTTTATTGTTGATTTAGATTTAAGAACTAGTGGAATACAATTAAAAAAGAAATCATTTATGAATCTAGAAATTAATCTTTTTATAAACGAAGAAATAAAAGAAGAAATTGATTTTAAATCACAAAAATTAAAAAAATCCATAAAAAAATTAGTGAAAGAATTACATTCAGATATGTTAGTAAAAAATAGATATTTTAAATTTTATTTAACAAAATATGGAAATAATAAACCAGAAAAAATAAAAACCCAAGTTATTTAGTATTTATATTAAAACTTTAGTATGAATAATTACAAAATTTTATCCCCAAATGACATTGGTAAAGGTATTCTAATTGAGTATGATGCTGGATATATAAACCCAAAAACTGAGGGTAATAAATATATTATGGAATCTAAAGGGTATTTAGATCATAGCAAACCATTTGAGTTCTATGCAGTATTACAAAAATACGACACACCAAATAGAAATGGTAGAGTATACCCAAAAGAGATATTAATGCGTGAAGCTGAGAATTATAAAAAGATGATTGAGAAGGGTACTTCACTCTCGGAATTAAATCACCCAGAATCTTCATTAATTGATCTTGATAGGGTTTCACATATTATAACTGAAATATGGTGGGATGGAAAAATGTTAATGGGAAAACTAAAACTATTAACAAGTCCGGGTTTTCACGAAAGAGGAATTGTATCAACAAAAGGAGATATGGCCGCAAACTATTTAAGACAAGGTGTTACCCTTGGTATTTCTTCTAGAGGTGTTGGGTCTTTAAAAAAGGTTGGTGAAACAAATGAGGTGCAAAAAGACTTTGAATTAATTTGTTTTGACTTGGTTTCCTCACCATCTACACCTGGTGCTTACCTATTCTTAAATCCAAACGATAAATCTAAGTTCGAAGAAAACTTAGATGAAGAAAAAAGAATGTACTCAGAAAGAAATAGTGAGGAAGTTGGTGGTAAATCTCTTGACTTAATGAAAAAATTATCCGATTATTTGGGTAAATAAAAAATTATGGAACAAGGAGAAAAATATTTTGTAGCAAAAATTTCATTAGATTTGGTTGATAATGAAAGTGGAAAAGTTAGAAAAACCAAAGAAGAAAAATTAGTACTAGGTTATACGCCAACTGACGTTGAGGCAAAGGTGACAAAAATTTTTGAGAACTATAGTATGGACTGGAGAATTACCGCAATTACTGAAAGTAAGATTGATGAGGTAATTGAATAAAAAAACATTTATTTAATTTTTTAAAGGACACACAAATAGTGTGTCTTTTTTTTTATGATATATTTATAATAAAAAATTATTATGAAAAAAAGAATTAGACTTACAGAATCAGATCTTGAAAAATTAATTGGAAGGGTAATTAAAGAATCTGATGAAGATATGGAACAAGGTGGTGAAAATATTGGTGATGTTATAAATTACATTGAAAAGTTATATAAGCAATTAGCTAGTTTAAATCAAATAATGGATAGATTTCTTAATGATGTTGATGGTATTGACCATTTTTCAGATATTATTGAAGATTCAGATTTGTCCGAAGACGAAAAAGATGAACTACTTGATGATTTAAGTTTTTTATATGAAATTACAGATTCCTTATTTGATTTAGAGAATAAGTATTTTCGTAAATATTAATAATAACAAAACATAAAACAAAGGGAGGACAATAGTCTTCCCTTTTTTATTTTCTAATAATTTAAAATTTTTTATTAGTTGTAAGTATTTATTATTAAACACAAAAATAGTAAATGACAAAAAATAAAAATGTTATTGAGGACACTCTTATCCAAATTACAAAGTTGGAGGAGTCTCTTAATCAAAATGCACAAGGAATACTTGCTTCGACAATGAGGGAAGAAATCAGCAATCTAGTAAAAGAATCTCTAAAAGAACAAGACGAGGTTGATGACGAAGAAGTTGACGTTGAAGAAACTGATACTGATAATTTTGATGAAATGGGTGACGAAGAAGTAGAAGACATCGAAGGAGATGTTGATTTTGAAGAGGAGCCAATGGCTGAATTACCTATGGATTCTGATGAAGAAGATGATGATGTTATTGATATGACACAAGCTTCAGATACTGAATTGATTAAAGTATTTAAAGCTATGGATGCCAATGATGGAATCATCGTACAAAAAGACAACAATATGTTAAGTATTAAAGATAACGATACAGATAGTGAATATATTGTTCAGTTGAGTGAATCTGACTTTGATTTTGACGAAGATGAGGATGACTTTGATTTTGACGAAGATGAGGATGACTTTGATTTTGAAGACCTTGATATGCACGACATTGATATGGGTATAAAAGATAAGGGTATGCTTAATCGTGATTCAAGAAAACATAAATTTGATAGACGTAAAGATGACTTTGAAGATGACTTTGATTTTGAAGAGTTTACAGAAGGAGTACTATCATCAATTGAGGACAAAGGCGAACAAAATGAAAACATCTATGAGTTAGAACTTGAAGATGAAGATGATTTTAATGAAATGCTTGAAAACATCTATGAGTTAGAACTTGAAGATGAAGATGAAGATGAAGGTGGAGATAGTATTGAAGATGAATTAGCTTTTGAATTTGATGAGTCTGATGAAATTATGGAATCTAAAAAAGCTAAAGGCATGGGAATGGGTAAAGCTTCGAAGTTTAAGTACTCTAAAAAACCAAATCAAGAAGGTGGATTCAAAACAGTCAAAAGAAATGCTAACAAAACTATGGGAACTGGAAAACCTAAGTATGACTGGAAAGAAGAAGTTAATATGAAAGGTTTTGGTGAAAAAGTTGAAGGCAAGAAGACTGAAACTAAAGAAGCTTCTAGAACATTAGGTAGTGGTAAAAGATTTGGTAGAAAAGGTTTAGACAAACCAAAGGCAGCACCAAGAAATCTAAGAAAAGAATCTATCGATAGAGAAGTTAACATTTTAAGAGAAAAGAATGAAGAGTATAAGAACGCACTTAATCTATTTAGAAATAAACTAAATGAAGTTGCAATATTTAACTCTAACCTTGCTTACGCTACTAGATTGTTTACTGAACACTCAACAACGAAACAAGAAAAAATAAACATTCTAAGAAGGTTTGACAATGTTGAAACCTTAAAAGAGTCAAAGACTCTATACAAAGTTATTAAAAGTGAACTAAGTTCTGAAAAACCAATCGAAAATACAATAACTGAATCAATTCAGAGAACAGTAGAAAAAACTCCTTCAACAGGATCTGCGGTAAATCTAATTGAGTCAAAAACGTATGAAAATCCACAGTTTTTAAGAATGAAAGACTTGATGACGAAAATAAAATAAAACTTTTTAAAAGTAAAGAGTATTTATAAAATACAAAAATAAACGAAATAAAGCTAAAAAAAATAAAAATGGGAGCATTATTAGAATCAGGTCTTGTTGGTAACATTGGGTTGAAGCACCTTAAAGTTATCAAGGAAGACACAATTGAAAAGTGGAACAAATTAGGGTTCCTAGAAGGCCTTAGAGGTCATCTAAAAGAAAACGTTGCACAGTTGTATGAGAACCAAGCGTCTCACCTAATCAACGAAGCAACATCAGAAGGGTCAAACGGAGCATTCGAAACCGTTGTATTCCCTATCGTGAGAAGAGTATTCTCTAAATTGTTGGCTAACGACATCGTATCAGTACAAGCTATGAACCTACCTATTGGTAAATTGTTCTACTTTGTACCTAAAATTCAAGGTTATAATGCAGGTGCTGCTAATCCTAACACTCACTTTGCACCTGTTGGAGCGCCTAATGGACCAACACTAGCTGACGCACAAGCGGCTTATGATGGAGTTAAAAACACATATGATAGATTCTACGAAGGAGCTGAACCAGCTCTAGAACCTGCAGGATTGTTCGATTATTCTAAAGGACAATACTCTGCTATTACATCAGACACAACTGTTGTATTTTGGCAAAATGGTGGTTTAAGACCAGATAGTAATAGCGACCAATACACAGGTACAACTAGAAAAATTATTATCCAACTTTGTGGATGGCAAAATGTACAAGGTGCTGGTAAATTAATTGGTCCTGATGGAAATGAAATTGATACTGAATCTTTCCTTTCTGATTTGACAATTACAGCAAATGACTTTACGGCAGAAACAACACCTTGTAATGTTTCATCTGGACCTCTTTTATTTAGAGTTGTAACTCAAAAATATGGTAAAGGAATTGTTGAGTATGGTCAACAAACTACACTTGGATTCCCAGCTAAAGGAAATGGAGGTTCATTCTACGATATTTGTGATGCAGAGGGATGTATCTACCTAGAAGTAGATCTTTCTTGTCCAGCATGTGCTGATTGCGGTGCAACAACGCTTGATGGTTACACTGGAGCAACAGTTACAGATTATGTATTTGATTCAGCGTTTACTGCTACTTGGAGAAGATACAAGAATCTTGAATTCGAAGATGAAATTGGTGAAGTATCATTTGATCTTGAGTCAGTTACTGTATCAGTTACAGAAAGAAAATTAAGAGCGCAGTGGTCTCCAGAACTTGCACAAGACGTTGCTGCATTCCACAACATTGATGCGGAAGCTGAGCTTACAGCGTTGTTGTCTGAGCAAGTTGCTGCTGAAATCGATAGAGAAATCCTTCGTGACCTTCGTAAAGGGGCTGCTTGGAATCTACGTTGGGATTACAATGGATGGAGAAGATTGAATCTTACAACATCTTACACTCAAAAAGACTGGAACCAGACTTTGATTACTGCAATCAACCAGTTGTCTGCTCAAATCCACAAGTCTACACTTCGTGGTGGTGCTAACTGGATCGTAGTTTCTTCTGAGGTTTCTGCAATTTTTGATGATCTAGAATACTTCCACGTATCTAACGCTTCACCTGAGCAAGATCAGTATAATATGGGTATTGAAAGAGTTGGTACTCTTGCAGGACGTTACCAAGTTTATCGTGATCCTTACTTCCCACCAAACCAAGTGTTGATTGGACATAAAGGAACATCATTGTTAGACACAGGTTACATCTACGCACCGTATGTACCTCTACAATTAACACCTACAATGTACAATCCATTCAACTTCACGCCTATCAAAGGTATTATGACTAGATACGCGAAGAAGATGGTAAATAACCGTTTCTATGGACGTATTACTGTAGATGGAGTTCGTACATTTGATTTACAAGAATTGAGATAATCAAATCTTAAAATAGAATAAGAAAAGGTCAGAGAAATCTGACCTTTTTTATTTGGTTAATTTAACAATTGGTTTTTTGTTCATATTTATAATATATACACAATCATTTTAATCCAATATATATTTTAATTATGAAAAATTATAGATGATAAGTCGATTTGACATATTTGAACGTTTATTTACAACTATTTTAGCTGTAGTATTACCATTTATAATTTATTTTACGTATCCAGAATTAAAAACAATTTCACAAAGCTGGATAACCCCATTACAACCAATGTTTATAATCACAAACGCACTTGTTAGCTTTTTCTTTTTTAAATTACCAAAGTGGAGAATTCCAGCGTTACTATTGTTGTTATTAACAGCATTTCCGGTTTGTGATTATTTTGTATTACATAATATTTTTGCGATATTATTTTTTATATTTTCTGGAATATCACTTCTTTCATTAAAAAAATTTAGATTTTATATATTAATATATATAATGTCTTTATTTTTTATAACTAGTGGACTTTTTTGGGTTGAGACCTGGGCAATTATTACTTTATGTTTATATCATATGCACATTATGGTATACACATTACTCATTTCTAGAAATAGACCTAATCGCCTTTGAGACTACCTCAACTTCACCAATTGTAAATGCACCTCTTTTATGTGCCGCCTTTAGTGCCTCAACAATAAAGTAAGTTGCAGAATCTTTATCCATTGTGGTCAAAATTACATCCAAGTGATTTTCTGATAGTAAATCTATTGTTCCAAATAGATTGCCATATAGTTCTTTTTTTTCTTCCATAATATATTTATATAATATGAATATTAGAAATATTGTAAAGAAAATATTACGTGAGGCCACATCGGACAGTGGTGGTAGAGGATCATATGTTGGCCCATTACAATATGGGATTAGAAGATTTAAAGATTCACAAAATGGACCATTTACAATTAAAGTATCCAAATATGATTCACCTGAACTAGCGCATGATAGTTATGATGGTAAAATGGACACACCAAAAAGTAAGATAAAAAAAATTGAGAGTGAGGCAAAGAAGATAACAAAGTATATTACAGATCATCCAGATTTATTTACTAGTGATGAAGAAGGGAACGTTATAAATCAATTACCTGGTAAAAATTTAAAGATAGTTCCAATAGATGAGTGGGTTGAGATTACCCAAGATATTATTGCTGAAGATTTAGCAGTTTGGTTTGGTAAAAAGAAAAAACCAAAAGGGTCTAAACAGCCAAAGGGTCCTTGGGTTGATATATGTAGAAAAGTAGATGGTAAACATCCTCCTTGTGGAAGAAAAGACGCGGATAAAGGTTCTTATCCTAAATGTAGAGCGGCTGGTGTTGCGGGTAAAATGACTGATGACGAAAAAAGAAACGCCTGTAGACAAAAAAGAGCTGTGGAAAGAAAAGATACACAAACAGGAAAAGGGCAAAAACCTAATTGGGTTTCTTATAAAAAGAAATAATTAATAGTATTTCTGATTTTTGTGTTTTTCCTTACGGGTATACTTCTTTCTATTACGATAAACATTTGGTCTCGTAGCCATTCTAATTTCTTCGTATGTAATTTCAATTGTTTTCATATTAGTGTAGTCTAATAATATGTTGAATAATTCTATCGATATCCTCTTCCGTTTGGTAACCTAGTACATCACCAGTTAACTTTGTGTCATAACATATGTCCCATCCATTTTCATCACTCTTTAGAATCGCAACTTCCCACTCATCATCATTTGATGTGTATGAAGAATATCGATTACTGCCAGGTATTTTAAATCTAACAATAGATAATCCATATCCACCAGGAAAAAAGATTCTACCAAGTAATCCATCACCTACTGGGTGCGGCTTAAGTTCAATGTCTTTAAATGTTACCATAACACAAATATAAAAATATTATTTTAATTTACAAAAATTTTTTAAATAAAAATCCCACCTAAAAAGATGGGATTTTAAAATTAATTATATTAACCAATTAATTTTCTATATCTTCCTCCCAGTCATCACTCTCAATCTCACTCCATTGTTTATCATACTCAGGATTTTGAACCATCGTATCGGCATCTTTAGCTTCATGCTCCAAATCTTTTATATAATCTAACAATAATTTAATTACTTGTCTAATTCTTTCTTGTCTTTGTCTTGGACTAACTTTTTTACCTAGTTGATGTTCTCTTGAAAGATACCCAAATTCTCCTGGTTCACTAAATAGATTTCCTTCATCATGTCTAAAAAAAATATCATCTAATTTACCTCGTAAGTTTAAATCCTCATCTTCCTTTTTGTTGGATTTAAAGTCGTCACCTTCATTTATAATTTTTCTAACAATTCTAGTTAAATCAAATTCAGTTAATCTTATAATTTTTTTCATATTAGTTTTTATTATAAATATCAATTTTTAAATAAAAACTAAATAATATTTTTATACAACTTTATTGTATTAGGATTTACAGGCCAAATAGGACAACCACTAAGTGTTACTTGAAATTTTTTATGCAGTAACTCGTTTACCCCAGCGAATTGTAGGATACCAACACGCTTATTACCATCTTTATCGATACATTGTACACGTTTACCAATTAGTGGTTTAAATTGATCTTGAGTTCTATTATATAGGTTATCATTTATACTATTCATTACTACTTAATTTGAAAAGCACATAGTACTCTAGTTCTTAATTTTTTAGCATCATCCCAATTACCAATAACAACCCCATCTTTAATACTAAATGCGTGTCCACTAACAAGTATAAAAAATGTTCCTTCTGGATTGTTTTTAACAAATCGACCAACAGTCATTTTTCTTTTTTTAATAACACCTTTAACTTTCACATCATAGTCTAAAGATCTAGACATAAAATTATTAGATCTAACACCCATAGTATGAATAGTTTTATTATTAATAGTCATTTTTTTGTCAGCCATCTGAACTAATTTATATGAAACTAGATACGTCCCCTTTCTTGGTTGTCTATTAAAGAATTTAGCAACAAAACTATGAGCCTCATCATATGGAATCTCAAATGAAGACGCAAAGGTTCTTACAACACAATCGTTTGTTTCTCCTTTTGCTATTTTAGAATCAACATATCCTTTGATTGCTTTTGATGTTTGCTCGTATGGTAATCTATTTTTCATATAACAAATTTACAAAAACTTTTTTGATTATAAAAATATTTATTAATATGAATTACACAAAAAAAAGACATATTGAAGAGTCAAATCGTATTTTAGAAAATAGATTTTTATTAAATGAGGTTATGCAGGCACCCGAAGAAGAATTTTTAAATACGGCAATGGAGATTTTATGCTATCAATTTAACGAATTTTGTGATTTAAAAGAAAACCCAGAAATACATAATATATTTCCAAAAAAAGAAATTAGAGATCAAGTAGCCGAAGCTTTAAATAAATTAGATAGTTATTGTGATAGTGGAAAAATTAATCGCACCAATCATACAAAATTTTCTTGTGTAGATGTCAAAGACTATATTGTAGGAGAAAAATCTTCGTATATACAAGGGTTTATGGATATTTTTGGTAAAAGTGTGTAACTATTTTTTATCTAATTTAGATTTTGTTATTTTATCTAATACTTTATGTAAAGAATTTTCAATTTGTGAATTAATTGTGTTTTCATAATTTGTAATTCTTTTATCAGTTTCTTTATCAAAAATAAAAATAAGTCTATCCCAATCTCTATTACTTAATTTTACACTATAATGATAAACGTGATTTGTTAAATCGACTCTATTGTTTGAAATTGTAATGAATAGGTGTAGTGTGTCGTTTTTAATGTACCTTTTATTTGAAACCGGCGCAATCATAAATTCACTATCCTTACGACCAATTATTTTAGTACAGATTAGGAAAAAAGTTTTTTCATACGACTCAACATCATCACTATAGGTTTTAATGAATGTTTTTTTTGTAAGCCAAATATATGTCTTTAACTTTAACCTTTTAAAAAATCTAAAAATTTTTTTCTTCATATTTTATGTTTTATAGCACAAGTATACAAAAAAATATAATTATAAAAAAATTTTAAAAAATATTATTAACAATAAGGCGATGAACATCTTTTTTTACCATCTAATCCTGGTTTCTTACCCTGACATACTTGTACTGCGTACCCATTAGCATATGCGGAGGGGTAAACTTCGAATTTAGCTTTTGCTGCAGACTTTCCTCTAGCACATAATTTTGTTCCGGACTTTTTTCTTCCTTCCATAACCATATCCTCATCGTCTATATTCATAGATGACTCCATTCCATCTTTTTTTGATTCATTCATTATAAAATCAAAAACTTGATCCATATTATTTTTGGCTTCAGCAATATGGTCTTGAGCCCAGTCATGACCACTTTCTAAAATCCCCTCAACCATTTCTGGGTCCAAGTCTAACAACAAATCACATTGTCTTCTCATTTGTTGTAGGTTTTGAAAAAACATATATCTACCTGAGCGATATTCGTTTTCTTCTCTTAAAACTTTTTTAATAATTCTATTTAAATTCATTTTACCTAAGAGTTTAATCCATTACGACCGCCAAGAGCAATCATATTTAATTGTGTAACAGTACCCCCAGTTAAATCGCTATATACTGGATGTGGAGGGACAATTTGTACAACTGTATTAAGTGGGTCACCACAAATTTCTTGACAAATTATTGTTTCTGTATTTGCACTTGTTTCTGCCATATCTTATTTTTTTATTTTTTATTAACTATTTGGAACTTTATCGTTCTTTTATAAGTATTTACTTCACCCGATGAAATTACTTTTAAATCAATATAATATTCATTTGGTATCTTATCTCTAGTGTCAAACATTAAGTAGTATTCATTTGGACTTCTATTTAGTTTTGTCCAGTCTTGTACTTGAACCTCCGTTTGTCCTTCCCTAACATATACTCTATATTCCGCAACAACATTAGGTAACATTTTATTTGTTGTGTAAGCTTGTTTGATGATAACACCAACTTTTCTAACATCAGTATTTAATATTTTTTCGTCTTGTTTAATACCAAAAAAATCAAATCCATAAATTGCTGGATCATTTGTTGTTGTACCAAATTGTAATGAATGTTTAATAGGATATATTACAAACTCGTTATTTATATCTGGTAGTGAGAAATTATTTAGTTTAATATTTGACCAGTTATCTGTGAATATACATGGCGTACTATAACCTAATAGTGGGGGTATTACAACTTCATAAACCCCCATTGTTTTTAAACAACTAGGCATATTTATTAAACCATCAATTACGTTACCATTTTGGTCTAGTATTGTTACTAATGGATTTTCATCTAGATTTATAAAGTCACCATTTTCATATGTGTATAGATATAACTTATTTGATTTCCCTAACGCAAAGTTATTTCTATTATCTTCAATAATATCATCATATGTTGTCTCTAATCTTGGTTCATAAAAAGTTTGTGTGTGCCTAGAAAAGAACCCAACGTAGCTTGAGTCTGTATTACCACTTAAATTTTCTAATTGTGGTAGAAATGAAATTCCCCAACCAACAGGGTTTTCAAATGATCCATTAATAATCTCATTAATCTCGCTTGTCATATCAAACTCAATATCCTCATTTCCAAATTCAAAGTGCTGGACATCGACAATTGTTAAATCTAAAAAATTAAAAGTACCACTATTTGTGTTACTATATATTCCAGGTTGCTCCCAATCGTATATTGTTTGTCTTTGTGTCCAGTTAGAAGGTCTATCAGAGTAGTTTTTATCACCAGGTAAAGAAGCTATATTTGTAAAATCATAACCAACACCCTCATCCCATTCTTGGGGTTTTGTCGGGTCAAAATCTTCATATGGTATTCTCCATAAAATTAAATCAAAAGATGTTGCCCTTAGCTTATTCTCAGATGTTTTACTATTTAAGAAGTCCCTATCAAATAGACCAGTATTTGTTAGTTTTAATATATGTCTAATATTTGTTGTACACTCTGATGATATTGTACCATTATTATATTTTTCAATTAAACCATTCAAGTCGAGATCAAAAATTAGTCTTGAGAATCCCGTTGGGTAAGCCATATTACCATCACCATAAAAAAGTTCAATTATTGGGTTTCTACCAACGTTAACTAATTCACCATTAACTATAGTGTTATTTTTACTAAAATAAGAATTATGAATTGACATTTGTCTTTTTTATAATAAATATCAATTAATTCGAATATTTTGATTTAGGATTGTATTTTGTGCATTTTCTATTAGAGAACGAATCTCCGACATTTTAACACTATTATTTGGTTCTTGTATTGGGTGGATACCCGGGAATGGATGAACATGATCGGATAAGAACTGAACAATTTTATTTAATAAGTCTAATAATTCTTCACCTCTAACAATAGAACTTGTTTTTGGTTTTACCTCCTCAATAAACTGAGTTTGCGTTATACCATAAAGTGTATCCTTTAGATTAATTTTATCAAAGTTTGGTTTTTGTGATTTGTGTGATAACAAATATAAATAATCCCCACCAACAACACCATATGTCGTTTGTACCTGTTCGTATCTTGATTTTTTAATTTCTTGGTTTTTATCAGTAGTTTGAGCCCCAACAACACCTTTACTCCATATCACACCAAAACCAAAGAAGTTATCGACCTCATTGAATTTTACATTGTTATATACTTCAGTAAAGACTGAAAACACATTAGGATCCGTACTATTGTTTAATTTATATGTTGCAGGATTTGGCCCGAAAAAAAATGGAAATTGTTCTGCAATTCTACCAGGTATTGATGGATATGAAAAATCTTCATTAACCAAATTAACAACTCCATTGTTAACACCTTGAATATATTGGTTTATTAGTTTTATAACATCGTTTGTGTTGTACCCACTAAAATTAAACTGACTATTAGGTACCACTGTTGTGTTTAAAGTACTACCAGATGGGTTTGAGATTTCAAATTTTGAAACTAATGTGGTATCGTTTTCTTTAACAGTATTTAATCTAACATATCCATTTATACTAGCGCCAGACTGAGTTGTTGTAATTGAATCAAGAGCCCACTCAACATACATTTTAACAAAGATATCAACATATTCTACAGACACAATATTCTCTGTACCATCATCTAATAGTGTGAAATCATAATTAGACAACTGAATAAATGATCTATTATCGTTTTTAGTTGGTATCTCATCATTACTTATAGTATTAAACTTACCAGCTCTAATTAATAAATCATCATCTTTTAATACAATATCAGTACTACCCCTACCAATAATGGCATTATCTCCTGGTTCTGGATAAAGTCCTCTATATGGTTCTTCTACTTCTCCAGTTTCTGAATTCCTAATAGATTTTGCCTTTTGTAGGTTGTCACCATTAGCCATAACACTTTGAGCGTTCCTATAACCTTCAAATGAGTTATTCCATGGCCTAGATAATGGTCCTTGAATATAAAATTTTGTACCGTCTTTTCTTTCTTGTTTTGTTGCGTATACAATATGAACGTACTCATCAATTTTTGGAACTTGACTTATATAATATGGTATTAATGGTAAAAAAACAAATGGGTCTTTAATTGTCCATTCATCTTTTTTTGACCAATTTTCAGGATATGCTTGAATTTCGTTTTCAGTTGATGGTAATACCCTAATCCTACCAATCATAAGTGGGTCTTGGTTGTCCAATACAACACCAGGTATAATAATCCTCTGATCCTGAAGATCCATATTATTTGCCATTCCTAGAATTATGTTCTTTTAATAGTTTATTGTAGGTTAACTCTAGTCTATCTAGATGTTTTGTCATTTTAATCAAATGTTCTTTTGTGTTGTAAAAATCTAGTTTAACAAAACCAAGAGCCTTTTCCAAATCTTTATTAGACGAGTTCTTATAATCGGCAATAATTTTTAAAACATCATTAGCCATAACCTTTTCATTTTCATTATAGTTTTTTTCCATATACTACTTTAGGTATTGTTTGTCCAATTGGTGTTGTGGATAAAAAGTCAACAGCAACTTGCACTTGACCATTTTCACTTTCTTCTTTATCCATACCATCAATCAAAGCTTTTATTGATGCAAGCATTAGGTTAGGACTCCCATCTGGCATTGGGCCTGTTGGTAGTCCAAGTTTCTCAAACTCCCCAATAACATTAATATATGCTCTACTTGCTGAAAATCCAGTTAAAAATCTAGAAGCTAGTAATAATGGTAATGGGATTTGATCGTTAAATCCTTTTGATGCTATCTTTAGTAATTTTTGTAATTCATCTATCACACTTCTACAACTTCTAATATCTGAAATTAAACTAGCAATAGTTACTAAAACCTCGGCTAAGGTTAAAATTATTGCCATCTTTTTATTCTTTTTTTCCTTAGCAATATCCTGTGTAACATCCTGGATTAATTTTTTAATGTCCTTTACCACCGAATCAAAAATAAGCTTAGCATATATACCACCAATTTTAGATGAAACGTTAATGAAAAAACTTCTAAAGTTTTTTATAAAGTCCATATAGTTGGTTATATAATTCATACTATTATTACCTGTTGATTTCAAGGCAATCGATAGTGGCAATAATGTTTTAGGTGATAGAGCAGCCATAGTTACTGCCTTTGGGAATTCTTTTATAAATTCAGTATCGATATTAATTTTAAGGGGTAACCAATCTGGGTTTTGTGTTAACGTATTGGCAAGATTTGCCGCGTTTTCAATCTGATTAGAATTATTTGTTCCAGGAACAAAAGACAAATTGTTTATTGCGTTTACAATTGCCAATGAATTTATTGGTAGTTTAACATTATCACACTCTAAAAACTCAGCAACACCATTTAAAATATTAGATACTTGTCCATCAATAAAAGTAAGGTCAAGTTCGTCAAATTCAAAAAAAGCATCATCAACATTATCTAACTCTGATGTTTTAGCAGTACCAGACACATCAATTTCTTTTGTACTATCAAAACACAATCCAAGAATTCTTTGTAAAATTAAAAATACTTTTTGTAGACCTTCAAGATCACCCTTTCCGTCTCCCTTTTCTATTGATATCGCACCAGTTAGGATATTCATTAGATTTGCAAAAATGTTTTTAAAGTCAATAATATCTATTGTTTTATAATAATCTTTTACAAAATCTTTTATTTTATTTCCAGTAATTCTATTGGCTGGTGTTACTTTAAAAAAGAAACCAGGGTTCCCAAGATCATCCTGCTCAACATAAGTAATGTCAAATAAGTCTTGTTGAGATGCACCAATATACTGTGAAGAATATTGTGTAGAAAATGGTTGTGATATATTTTGTATACGATTATATAATTCCCGATTCATAGAGAATGGTTTTGCAGGAAATGGTGTTTGACTTTCTTCATAACTAATAGCACCAACCTTACTTGATGGGTCTATTTTTAATTGTCCTAATAAGTCAATTGATTGTACTTTAATATAAAAGTCTTGACCTGCGATAAACTCTTGCTCTTCGGAACATCCCGCAGCAGTTAAAATCTCGGTTCCTAATAATTCTACTAGTTTTGGTTTTAAATCAATTAAAGCATTTATGAATTTGTTAACTATATATACTTTAACACTACTACCTTTATTATATTTACGTAAATTTTCTGGTTTAAAACTATCTAGAGCCTTTTCGAACTGATCCTCAGCAGAGATAAATTTAGTATCTAGTAGTTTATCTAATTGTGTTTCACTACTTTTTAAAGCTCTATTTGTTTTTTTCTTATAACTATTATATGTTCTAGTAACCTTACTCTTTTTATCTTCAAAGGTTTTACCAGCTTTTTTCTTTAATCTTTTGTAATCGGCGGTTAACTTTTTATACTTTTTAGTCTTACTAATAGAATCATCAATATCAGTATACCCCTGTTCTATATCGAGAGCCATTACTTATCAAGTTTATAATTTTTATCAGTAGAAATGTCTTTATCAATTAGATTTTTAAATAAATCACCATCTAAATCTAAATCAGAAAGAGTTAAATCATCTTGTTTTTCCTGTGATTTTTGCCAAATTTGTGCCTGCAGTTTAGACAATGAAAGTTTCTTTTCGACACAATCATTTACAATTTTTTGTTGCTTTTCTATGATTGGACCAATTAAAGTCATGTCTTCAGGTTCCTTCATCATAGTTAACATTTTATTTTGAATCCTTATTGCAGTATTTCTCTGTTCCACTAACTCATTATAAATTTCTTGCATTAGAGATAGTAGTGAATCTTTAGTTAAATTAATCTTTTTTTTTGTTGGTCTTGGCATATTAATTATAAATATTACTTATTTAAAATATCTTGAACTATTTCGACATAAATTTTTTTAAACTTTTTCATTGAATTTCTTATCTCTTTAGTTGATAGATTCGTCATCTCCCGCAATTCAAATAAGATTACATTCTTGTTAAACTTATTGTTTGTTGAGTCTGGAAATCTAGTTGAATAGTTTTCGAGTAAGTCTTGGATTGCTTGCCCCAATCTATTTTCCTCAATAGAAATCCGGTCATTATCAATAATACTACCTAATTTTATTAAAAATTTTTCAATGATTTCCTCAGTTGTAACATCCTCATTGTCCAAATAGTATATCATATCTGGGGTGTGTTCTAAGTTTGTAGAAATGTCCTCATATGATATTTTTCTATTTGTTTCTTTTTGATCTTTCATTATCTGTCCCATCAAATAATTTTTACAAATAGTACCAAAATAAGAATAGGCCTTTTTACCTTTTGCTGGCCTAAACTTATCTATTTTTGTCATTAAAAATGAGTGCGTGTCGACATGAATTTCTTCAAAATTCATATCCTTCCTATATAATTTATATCTTCTAATTATAGATGATATCATCTTATCTAAAGGGTCTCGTAAGTGCGCATTATAGATTTTATTTTTTTCATCAAATGTCGTAGCGGTTAAATAATCAACTACGGCTTGCTCCTCTGTTTCTGCAAAATAATTCTTACTTTTTCTCCCCTTCTTCTTCTTTACCTCACTTGTGTTATCTATTTTTTCATTTTCCTTGAGCATTAAACTACTTGTGGTTCATAATTTATTTCTCGATCTATAATATATAAGTGCTCATTTTTTGCTGACTCAATCCAAAATCTAACCTCATCATCAACTAGTTTTTCATCACCATTTTTATAGTTCCAGAATATTGAACCCTCCCTTAAATTCATATGTTTGTAACCAATTTTTGGTATTGTCATAAATCTTACGTTATTTTTTGTCATTCTTAGTAAGAACTCATACCCAAAAGTTAGTTTAAATGATGGTTTTAACATCCCATTTTTAACAAAAGAATCTTTTTTAATAACAAGACCTGAAATTTGGAAATTTTGATATGACATTAAAATTTCATTATCTAAAATTCCCATCTCACTTGTAAAGTTTGCGGCAAAAGTTGCCTCATTTGTAAACCCAACAAAAACACCCTTATTATCAACATCAACAACTATTGGCATAAATGCGTCTGTTTCTGGGTAATAATTAATATAGGATTTAACATTTTTAAACCAAATATTTGAGTATTCGTCATCAAATTCTAGAATTGAAACCCAATTAGATGATGAGTTCTCAACACCATAGTTAACTTGACTCGCAAAGTTTGGTTTTCCAGTGTATTCTTTAATCACTACATTTAAACCATTAAAGTCATACTCATCTAAAAAGTTTTTTAGTGTATCCTCACTTGTAGGTACAATAACTAGTTCGTTAATTAATTCTTTTTGAGACTCAAGTGACTTTACCGCCTTATCAAAAAAATCTGCAAAGTCAGTAGGTCTTGCTGACTTTATTGGTAAAATAACCGATATTGTATTTTTATTTTCCATATTATTCTATTGTTTCAAATTTATTTAGTTGTTCTTCAAATGACTCTATTCTTTTACTAATCATATCTGAAAATGTTGTTATTACATCCATCTTAAATTTCTCCATACTAGAATATGTATTCGCTGTGGATTCCATATCAGTATATAAATCTGGGCTAATATTATCTTCTAACCAATTTTGGATGAAATCAGCAACAACATCAGCCATTGTATTTTTATTTGCAATCCAAATACCATTATTTTCACTTAACCATTCTGGTTGTAGATGCGGTAATACACCAATAACCGGAACTCCCATCTTCATTGACTCTAATGGGAAAGTACCAAATCCACTAGTTGGGTCAATCCAAACTGATAGGAAACTATCTTTCATCGCATTAGCGAATTCTTGTTCGCTTAATCCTCTCATATCTCTAAATGTAATCCATCTATATTGTGGAAACTTAACATAGAATTTTTTAATTAAATTTGTTGTATCTCGTTGATCTCTAGTATGAATTGAAATAACTGTCTTTGGTGGTAATTCTGGTTTAGTAAAACATTCACTAATTACTGGATTTATGACACTAAATGATGTTCTCCTCATAATTTTACTAATGTAGTCCTCTTGTGATTTAGATGTTGTTAAACATTTAAGAAAACTTAGTTGATCCCAAGATTGCCCAGGTTGTAAAGTCTCAAACATATGGTCATAAGCCTGTGCTAGAACAATCTTACCACAAGGTAAATTTTTAACTTGTTCCATAATGTAACCAAATATTTCTGGGATAATTAACAAGTCGTCTGGGGAAATTTCAAGGTTACCATCATCAATTGCTTTATGCGGTAATTCTGTCATATACTCTTCACCTAACCAATCCTTAACTCCAAAATAATCTTTTGTTTCGTGTAAAATAATTGGATTATAACCATCTTCTTTTAAGATCATTGCCATTTGGTAAATAAACCTTAGAGACGCTCTAGCGTTTCCTTTAGTATCTTGTACCATAAAATACAACCTAGATTTTTTATCGCGCATATTCTGAATCGAGCGTTCTAATTTTTTTAATTGTTCTGCGTCCATAATTTTCTATATTTTTTTTATTATTTTTTTTAATAATAGTGAATTAAATGCAAATTTAAATGGTAAAGTTAGTTCACTACCTTTTAAACCTAAATTTTCATCCACTTCATTTGCTTCTGTTAAGATAGTATCTAACATATTTTTTACTAATTCGTATTTAACGACATTAATCTGTGTTTCACCTGATGTACCAGTCATATTTACATAAACTTCGATTTCATCAAAATCGATATAATACATTTCATTAAATAATTTAAACATTTACATTCATATTTTTTATTACATCATCTAGTTCATTTAATGTATCAATATTAAAATTAGATGATATGGTTTTATTGTATTTTGTGTTATACTTTATAACAACTTTATTATCTGGTATATCTAATAATAGATCTGGATTTGCCGTAAGTAAAACATCAAGGGATTCCCACATATTATTTTTAGTTATTTCACTATAAAAGAATACTGATTCTATTAGACAACCAAATTTAGATAGGAAGAACAATGATGCTGGTTTTGATTTTCCCATCTCATTTGAAATAATCTTAATATCCATATTATCTCTATTATTGTAGTAAAAATCATTAAGGACATTAAACGAATTAAGTTCCGTTGATGGGGCATGTCCAAAAAGCTCCATAGTATATTCTTCATACATAAATGAAAATAAATCTTCTTGACTTGGAAATGCAAAGTGATTCATTAGATTGTTTGTGTCAACATCACTTAAAATTTTATACTCAAAACTCTGTTCTGTTATGGTTTTTGTAAGTCCACTAATTTCATTTGTTTCACCAGAAAATGATAAATCATACGTTTGTATTTCATCATCACCCTTATCAATTAAATGTTTTTCGTATATCTGTTCGAACTTAAGATATGTATCCCTTAAGACACCATTAAGATCAATCCCTATTCTCATCATACTTCTCTAATATTTTACTAATTAATGGGTTACGAACAACATCTTTACCATTAAATTCAAAAACACCAACTCTAGCAACGTCTTTAAATTTTTGTAGTGCGTCATAAAGACCTGAATGTTTTTTATCCTTATACCGGTCAGTCTGTTCGATATCACCAGATATAAAGAATTTACTATTAAACCCAATTCTTGTCAATAGTAATTTCATCTGATTTGGACTTGCGTTTTGAGCCTCCTCAAAAATTAGAATTGAATTATCAATATTCATTCCTCTCATATAAGCAAGAGCAAAGACCTCAATAACCTCAATTTCTTTTAGTTTTTCTCTAGCCTCTTTACCAATAATCTTATTTAGTAGATAATATGACGGGAAAATGTATGGATCTAATTTTTCTTCTAATCCACCTGGTAGAGAACCTAATTTTTCTTCCGCCTCAACCGCAGGTCTAACGATTATAATTTTCTCATATGAATTATTTTGGTCCACTAACAAATCAATTGCTGCTTTCATTGCGATATACGATTTACCAACACCAGCTGGGCCCGAACATATTGTTATCTCATTGGTTTTTAATGTATCGTAATATTCTTCTTGATTTGATGTTAAAAACTTGTTCCTTTGTTTCTTTTTAATTATTAAATTAATTAGGTCTTTTTTTGATGATGTACCATCATTTTGATTTTTCTTTGTTGTCATATATTTTTATTTATTATAATAATTTAACCAGTAGGAAATCATCTCATCTAACATAGACTCAAATGTGTACTCAGGTTCCCATAATAATTCTTTCCTTAATTTTGTAGAGTCCCCTTTAAGGTTTTCTAATTCCTCTGGTCTCATATGTTTTTCATCTATCTTAATATAATCTAAATAGTTTAAATCTAATTCGTCAAAAACGTACTTACATAAATCCATAACAGAATGTGAAATACCTGTGGCGCATACATAATCATCTGGTTTATCTGTTTGTAACATCATCCACATTGCCCTCACATAGTCTTTGGCATGTCCCCAGTCTCTTGTTGCAGATAAATTACCTATTGATAGTTTTTCTTGTAAACCTAATTTAATTCTTACCGCTGCTTTAACCACCTTATTAGTTACAAAGTTTGTTCCTCTTCTTGGTGATTCATGGTTAAAAAGAATCCCATTCCATATTTTCATACCATAAGAATTTCTATAATTTCTTGTTATATTGTATGAAAATACTTTAGCGCACCCATATGGTGAAACAGGGTTCATAGGAGTTGTTTCTCTTTGATAACCATCACTATCAATGTTATTACCAAACATTTCTGATGAAGAAGCCTGGTATACCTTAGATTTAGGTGATACCATTCTAATCGCTTCTAACAAATTAAGTACACCTAATCCAGTTGCGTTTGCGGTATATATTGGCTGATCAAAACTAACCTTAACGTGTGATTGTGCCGCCAAGTTATATATTTCATTAGGTTGTATTTTTTGTAATACACTAACTAGTGAAGCCATATCAGTTAAATCGGCATATTCTAAATTAATTTTATCAAAAATATGATCTATTCTAACTGATTGTGTTTCTGATACAGAATTTCTTTTTACAATACCCCACACTTCATAACCTTTATCTAAAAGAAATTCAGCTAAGTATGAACCGTCTTGTCCATTTATACCTGTTATTAAAGCTTTTTTCATGTTTGGTACGCAAAGTTTAAAATTCTTGTTATTGTGTTAATGTCGGTTTCAGATAAGTCTTGGTGGTTTGGTACGTAGAAACCGTATTTATCTATTAGTTCACAGTTGGGTAAATCTTTTTGATCTTTATCCCACATAGGTTTATTTGCCATATTACCAGCGATTAAAGGTCTAACTTCAATATTAGATTCCTGTAGGGCTTTAACTAAGTAATTTCTTTCATTATGGATTACTGGTATGGCAAAACTAGAAACGTAGTCACCCTCACGTTCAACCAACCGTAACTTACTGGTTAACATTAAATCTTTATATTTAAAGAAATTATTTCTTCTCTTTTCACTATACTCATCCAACCTATCAATAGCCTTAAGACCAATAAAAGCTTGTAGGTCTGTAGAACGTAGATTCATACCAGGTACATAGAAATTATATAAGGCTTCAAAATCCGAACACCCATACTCTTCTCTAAGTTCCTTTTGTTTCCACTCAGGTAAATCCCTATCCCAACCATGACTTCTCATCATCAACAACAAGTGATAGAAATCCTCATCATCTGTGTTAATGAAACCACCCTCAATAGTGGATAAGTGGTGCCCGAAATACATTGAAAAGAATGAAGCAAACCCAAAACTACCTAGATACTTACCTTGGTATTTAGACCCCATACTCTCACACACATCTTCTAATAACAATACACCATATTCTTCACATAAACGAAGAACTTCATCCATTTGTGGTACTAAGCCTAGTGGAGAAACCAAAATCATAACTGACGGATTATGTTCCACAAATAATGATTCTAGATGGTTTAAATCACAAGAAAGATCAGTTAAATTACAATCACACATAACTGTGTCGTAACCTAACAACATAGGTGAGCTAACATCCGTAGCCCAACTTAAAGCTGGTACCACGATTTTGTTGTTTTTTAATTTTCCTAATTGTTTTAATGCTGCTAATGTTAATAAGATTGACGATGAACCAGAATTCACAAACACCGAATACTTGGTACCAATCTTTTTAGCCCATTTTTTTTCCAATTCCCAAGTTAATTCACCCTTAGTGAGTCTTGGGATTTCATCTTGGGATAACCATTCAACTAAACTATTGATGTCATCTCTATTGATTGTATCACTTACTAATTTTATCATATACTTTTTTAATTCCTTCACTTAAAGATATTGTCTTAAAGTCAGGAAGTAAATTCTTAAGTTTATCAATTGATACATCTTTTCTATATTGACCATCAGGTTTTGTTGAGTCGAAAATAATTTTGGTTTTGGGTAATCCACAAGAATTTAAAGCAATTTCAGCAATCCCCTTTATTGATAAGTTATCTTCTGTTGCTACATTAAAATTTTCGTATATACCTCTTTCTAAACACTCATTAATAACCCAGGCTAAGTCATCTGAATGTATAAACTGCCTTAAAGGATTACCAGTACCAAATAATTCTAACTGATTACTACCTTCTTCCTCCATTTTAACTATTTTCTTAACTAAGGCAGCAATAAAATGACTATTCTTCCCAAATTTATCGTTCTCACCATATAAGTTACAAGGTATTAGGTATTGATATTTGGTTCCATATTGTTCGTTACAAGCGTCAATGTGTACAGCCAAACATCTTTTAGCGTAACCATATGAGAAGTTTGTTGGGGTGGGTGGTCCTTGATGTAACATCTCTTCAGTCATTGGATATTCCTCTACTTTATTGGGGTAAATACAAGTACTTAATATACCAATAAACCTTTTAACACCTGTAATTCTAGACCACTTAACTATATTAGTGTTCATTTGTATGTTATCTACAAAATACGTATCAGGGTTTTCTATGTTATCAATAATACCACCAACCTTAGCTGCTAAATGTATAACAACATCAAAATTGTTTCTACTCATTAATAAGGCTACTTCATTTTCATTGGTTAAATCACAATCTTTAGAGGATAGGTATGTGGCGTTAGGTAAAAACTTTTTTAAAGACTTACCAACCATTCCAGATCCACCAGTAACTAAAATCTTTTTACTCATTTGTACTATTTTTAATAAATTCTAGATAATCGACATAAGGAAAAATTCCATTAACTCTTGACCCATCGGTACATGAGTTAATATTAACTTTAATTCTCTTTCCTAGCTTAGCTATATTTTGATATGGCGACAAGTCATTACCAGCAACACCGGTTAAATTACTTTTAGAGGTCATATGACCCTTTCCATGGTAATTACTAATATAATGGTTTGGATCATTATCTGATGTGAATATCACCTTTGGTTTACCTTTATGCTCTCCTTCGGTATAAACACCATCAACCCTAACGTCTATTCTTGGGGCATATCTGGCGTCAACACCAACTAACCCTATGTTGTCATAACCCAACATAATTGCTATTTGTATTACATATGCTGTAACACTGTATTGTATTGGTAGATTGTTAATTTTATTTGGTATTTTATTTTCCCACTCATTAAACTTAACGTAACTACCAAATCCAGTAACCACACTAACTCGTTCATCATCAATTTGAGCAAACTTAAAATCGTCTTTAAGATCACATAGGAAAAATTTCTTAATGTATTTATTAGTCTTAACCAACTCCTTAATATCATCAACTAAAAACCTAGTAGAATTACCATCGATAATACAGTAATATGTTGGACTAAAGCCCCATTCATCATAAGACATAAACGCACCATTAACTGAGAATGTATCGATACCTTTTAATTTATCAATATCTATTTTATTCAACGATGGACCATTACCCATTATTATACAACTCTTCATTCCTTAATTTTTTTATAAACCCATTCATCCGGTAATAAGAATTCCTTAGCCTTAGCAAGGTTAGCCTTGATATATGGTAGCATTTCATTATATCTTTCTTCTGTTAAACTATTAACTAAACCTAGTACATTTGAGATGTCTTCAATATTATCAACAATAATAAAGCCTCTAGTGTCGAAGAAATCACCTATTGATGGACAACCCCAATATATTGGGACAGTTCCAGTTACTAAACAATCGATAAGTTTTTCAGTAAACCAATAATCACGTTTACAGTTTTCAATAACAATATGGAACATATAATCTTTAAGACCATCTAATTTATAAACTAATGGATTGTACTTTCTACCATATACATCAAAATTAGTTAGGTGTCTATGTGTACTAATTACTTGATGTCTTAACTTATGACCGCTAGTTTCGGTCTTGTTAGATGCTATGATACTAATAAATTTTGACTTTGGCCACATTCTTTGGTCTTCTAGTTTAATCCAACAACAACCAAATGGAACAAAAGTATATGGACTACCTAAGTCTAGTAATGTTTTTTCGTGTGTAAAAACCTTATAAAAAAAATGTTCATTTTGTTTAATTATACTATAATTTTTAGGTGAAATATCAACAGGCTCTATTAACCACGCATAGTTTTTACCAATATCGTTTTTTTTAACAAGATTAAGAGTCATATCGGTATAAACTATATCACCACTAATGTTATTTCTATCCCACACAAACTGTTTTGATGTTTGAAAGTCGCTACAGTACCCTAATTTCGAATGACTAAAAGATTTATCAACAATACTTATTTTATCCATTTAAATAATCTTTTAATATTTCTTTAATTATATTTGGGTTTTCTTGTGTTAGAAACATATTACCAAGACCTTTGGTTAAAACTAACCCAAAAGTTAGGTCTATGTTTTTCTTGTCTTTACTTAAAGCATTCATCATATCATCTAATTCGATATGTGGTAATTCCTTTATTTTATGTACGTACTTTAAAACATCGTACATTTCATCGTACTCTTCTTTATTTATATACCCTAGACTCATTGAAACGTAGTTAGACATATCCATACCATATGAAACAGCAATTCCATGTGGAATATCATAACTTGTTATCGACTCAATTGCATGACCAAAAGAATGTCCATAATTAAAAACACGTCTAGGGCCAATATCAAATTCATCAATCTCAACCATACGTTTTTTAATTTTTAAACTATGTTGTATTAGTGATTTTACGTCAAGTTGATCTATATTGAATAAATAATCTCTAAAAAAGTCAAATGACTCTTTACCATCTATAAAAAAATAATGCGCCATTTCACCTATACCTGAATACGTTTGTAGTGTTGTTAGAGTTTTTAGAAAATTAGTATCTATTATGATTTTATGTGGTGGATAAAATCCGCCTATTTGATTTTTATACTCACCAAAATTTATAGATGTCTTACCTCCAATACAACTATCACCTTGAGCTAATAATGTTGTTGGGAAGAAAACCCATTTAACACCTCTATAAAGAATTGAGGATATAAAACCTGATATATCTTGTACCACGCCACCACCTATTGCTATAATTTTATTGTTCTTTCTAAACCCACATTCAATAATATTATTAATTATTGATGTTATGTAACTATATTCTTTACTACGTTCAGTGGCGTCTACAACAAATTTTGGGTTGTCTTGTATAACTTTCCAAAAATCACCTAATAGATTACCATCAACAATTATATAATCACCTTTATCCACTTCTATATCATTTATAGAACCAAACTCAACCATATAATTATGTACACTAGATTTTATTTCCATTACATATTAATTGTATATCCACCATCAACCACTATGTTTTGTCCTGTAACATACGTGTTTAAGTCACTAACAAAAAAACTAACTAAATTTGCTATATCCTCCACTTCGCCAAACCGGTTCATAGGGATTCTTTCAACTAGGTAGTCTTTATCTGATTGAGTTAACATTGAATCGGTTAATTCTGTATTGGTAAATCCTGGTGATATAGAATTAACTAAAATACCATATGGTGCCAAATCACAAGCCATAGTTCTAGTCATACCATTTAAACCACTTTTAGATGTGGTATAGGACAATCTTCCTTGGGAAGAACCAGTTCCTTTTATTGATGATATGTTTACTATTCTACCATACCCTCTTTTTTTCATACCCTCACAAACAACTTGAGTCACTCTAAAAGGTCCATATAGGTTAACTTTCTGTACTTTGTCGAAATCTTCGTAAGAAACATCACCGATAAAATTATTAATACATATACCAGCGTTGTTTACTAATATATCAATATCAGTGTCTTTGATTTTATCTAAGAAGTTTTTAGTGGATTCTTCATTTGAAAAATCCACTTCACTAGTACTAGTTCGTATAACTTTAGCACCATAAGATTCTAGTTTATCACTAATGGCTTTACCTATGCCTCTAGAACCACCAGTTACTAACGCCTTTTTTCCATTTAAATTCATTACTTAGTTGGGTTTCTATCAATACTTTCCGCGGCACCTTTTCTCACTACCTCATCTTTTATTGATGGGCATTGTGCGCCACAAGCATGAATTAAATCATAAAATAATATTAAAGTAAGTACCTCAACAGTATGAAAATACTTACATTCTAAATTTATTTCATTAACTTTTTCTGGGAGTACTTGACTTTTAGCGCCAGATATTAAAGCCGATTTAAAACCATTTTTTTTTGCCCAATGTAAACAAGATATTACATTCTTAGAGTTGCCTGAACAAGATAATGCAATAATCATAACTTTTTTACCATCCATTTTCCCTGTCTGTTTTGCTAAATCTAACCAATTAAGGAATAGGTTATTATAACCATAATCGTTAGCAATACTAGTAATCAAACATTGACTTTCCATTGTGGAAATATGTTTCTTAATACCAGCTTTTGCAAAAAGTCTTGTACAGTCATCCGCCGCATGATTACCAACCGCCCATAATCCACCATTAGCGACTATATAAATGTCATCGCATTCATTAAAATCCTTTACAAATTTTTCCCACTCTTTTGTTGTTAATGTTTTTTCGAATTTTTCTTCAATATTTTCAAAATCAATATTTGACATAATAATTATTTTTTATAATTATAATTATAATTATATTTTTTTTAATTTAAAGTTTTTATTTATTATTTTACATATACATGTGCCATTTCTTTTCCACCACAAGCTAATCTAACACCAGGTTCATCACTAATACAAGAAATAATGTGTACAGTTCCTTTAGGTAAAAATACTAAATTACCTGATTTTGCGACTATTATTTTATCGGGACTTCCTTTTGGGTTTTCTCTATTGTACCATAATTTATATTCAAACTCACCCCTATAGATAACCCACCATTCATCTTTAGTGGGATGATAATGTTTTCTACAACCTTTACCTTTAGATTGTCTTATAAAAGCGATTTGATCATTATCGGTATAAACTACAGGGTAACACCAATCATCATCACCTAGTTTTTTTTCTATCTCATCTAAATCCATTAAGGTTTCATTATGACCTAATACATCTTCTGATGGTATTGGTGATCCGTCTAACGCTATTAAATCAACTAAAGCAGATTCAATAGAAGTTATATTATTATGGTAATAAAATTTACCAACACTATCTTTTCTTTTTCTATGATTTAAACAAGCTTCTGCAATGTACAATTCATCCATTGTGTCTACATCTATAGCCTCTATTTTACTTATAGGGAAGTACCCAAATTCCCCACAAAAAGTAGGCCCTGTTTCATATTCTTTTATAAAAGTTTCTTTTTTCCACCCTGTCATTGCCCAGCAAATAGAATCTACTGGTGATAATGACTGTGTTTCTTGTTTTTTCTTAGGGTTAAAATTTATGGGTTTACCATCCATAAAACTCTCAGAGTATGTTTGTTCTGTCGTTACTAGAGAATCGTAATATTCTAGTTTTTTAGAAAAATTATATATTGTTTTAGGTTCTAACAATGGCGATGTTGTGTGTACTTGTATTATGTAATCACATTCTATATTCTTAATAAAATCATAAAGAAAATGATCATGTATTGTACATCTATTACCACCACAATCCTTAGAATTATTTATCATAGTACATTTAGAACCACCATTTTTTTCATCTCTATAATAAAACTTAACACCTAATTCTTTGGCTATTTGTTTAAAAATTAAGCTATCTGAATTAATATATATTTCATCAAAAGCTTCTGATTTTTTACAAGACTTTACAACATAGTATATTAATGGGAAACCGTCAACTAACATTAGGTTTTTGTTAGGTACTCTAGTACTATTTAATAACGCTGGTATTACTGCGACTTTTTTCATTTTTAAGTGTATTGTATATGTTGATTTTTTATAAAAATAAATTTTTGGTTAGATACTTATCTAGCTTTATTATTTCCTTATTTTCGTTATATAATTTTTTAAAATATTCTATTTGGGGTTTTTGTTTATGTATTTTATGTGCATGACTATCTTTATCTATATTTTGACCAGAACTTTCTACCGAATCTTTATAGTCATCATAGTAAATATCACCAAACTTACCCATATTATAAAACGTTAAACCGGCAACGTAGAGTTCCTTTATATTATAGTTCATTAAAAAAATAATACCCATTAACCCACTATTTGGCACAGTCCCAACGTCTTTAAACACCTTATAGATATATCTATCATTTAGTCTTGTAGAATTTACACCATCCCTAATTAATTTCTCAAAGAAATTAATTTTAGGTTGATAGTTAGAACTAGGCATAACCCCTATAATGTGTTGAAAAGACTTTATATATTCATAATTTTTATCGCACTCTTTAATGTTTTCACTATTAAAACTACCTATTAGTATGTCATTTCTAGATCCGTAATCTTTTTCATTTTTGGTTGAAAGTTTAAATTTTTGATTTACTCTTACCACAACATCATATGAGTCTATTAGATTACCATCACCCAAACCAATTAAGGATGGTGCTGGACCCACTAACGCAACTCTTTTATTTGTTACAATATTTTCTATATTAGGGATTTTAGTGTGTTCCATAAACCCATTTACATCTTTAATTAAAGAATGATTGGGTGTACCTGGTTCTATAGTTATTGAATCCCACTTATTCATTTTTTCATATAGTTTACCCAAACATAATTATATTCATATGTTGGTATGAATGACTCCCTTATCACAGTTTCAATTAGAACCTTTCTATTATCATAGTCTTTACCATACCTATGAAATTGTATTTGTAGATTGTTAAAAATGGATAAATTATTACCTTCAATAAGACCCTCTAAAATGTTATACTCCTCACCCTCAACATTTAATTTCATTAAATCGACTTTACTTAGGTTTAATTTTTTTAATGTCTGATTAATATCAACAAGTTTAATAGTTTCTTTTGTACCATTATTAGTATAAATAGATGACGCATCATTCTCTATCGAAATATCAACACTCCTATCCATATTGGATAGACCATAGTTGTGAACATACACCTTATCGTTACCATTAAATTTTTCCTTTATTATGTCATAAAACTTTTTAACAGGCTCAAAAATATGAATTGTACATTTATACTTTTCAAATATGTCGCTTGCCCATTCACCTTTATAACCACCGCCATCGATAACTATTGAGTTTTCATTTAGATTATAATTTAACCTAAGTGTTTTATCTCCATTATTTAATTTCCATTGTTCTACTAACTTGTGATGATTCATAATTAAAGTTTTATCCACCCATCTGGATATAAGTCTTTTGTTGGTAAATTATTTTTTGCATTACCAAACCATATACGTGGGATTATTATTTTTTTATTTTTGTTTTTATTTAACCAGGCGCCCCACCATGAAAATGTTGAGTTCGCTATAATATTGTTGTCACATAAACTCATTAAATATATATCAATATAATCTTTTTCGTTTTCTATAAAAACAAAGTTATTACCTTTAAAATTTTTTTTACACCAACCAATATCATCTGAAAAAACTAAAAAAGTATGATCATTACCAATAATATTAATCGCACTTTTATAATAATCAATGGCACATATTGGGTGATGATTTTGTAGATTTAAATAGTCTCCACGTCTAACATGTATCGAACAAGTTTTTTTATTAAGGATGTCTTTATATTTGTTATTAATATAAGACAAATCGTTATCTGTTGCCGAAAATAAATCTATAATTAAGTTTCTATTATGTAAAAAGTACTTTTCAGACTGGAAGTAACCATTTAGTTTTGTATTATCTCTTATTGAGATTTTTTTATAGCTAAATTCTGGTTCAGTATATAAAAATTCTTGGGTAAAACTAAGGTCAAATTTTAATTTCCTAAAGACATTATTTTTATAGTAGTTAATGCTATTATGTTTTTTTAAATAATTTTTTGTACTAAATGTTATGTCAAATCCATAATCCTTAGATAGTGAATAAGTTGTCGCAATCTGAAACATATAATTACCTAACCCACCCTGTAAATAACAACTAATCATAACTATTTAAATAACCATCTATTATCCATAAATTTATTTTCAATGTCACTATAACTAGGTCGTTGGGTCGCAATATTAGGGTAGAACCCATAACAATTAAATGATTTTTGTAAATCACAATAATAAACATCTATAGGTTTTTTCTTTTTAGATATTAATTTTGGGATAACATCAAACATAGATTTATTTATTATTACTGCGTGTGTCGCATACGTAGAGTGTAGTTTAATTATCTTATCGTTAATCTTATTAACTAATTTACCCATATGTAAATTATGGTTACCACCTAGCCAAACCATATCGTAATCTTTAGGGAGTTGATTATAATAGTCCGCAAAAAGATCTATATTTTTAGTAAATTCAACATCATCTTCTAATATTAAAATATTATCATAGTTCTTCTCTTTAGCGTCATTAATAATTTTAATATTAGTTTCTATCAAACCAACATTACCTAAACTAATTGGGTATTCACCTATTATATCACTCCCATCAATAGCGCTATACCTCTCAACTTGATTTAATAATCCCCATTTATTTAATTCATTAACTGTCTCGTCCCAGCGATCTTTTCTCCGGTCTAAATTTATACAGTATATCTTATCAAAATATTTATTCAACATATTAAAAACCTACTTTATAATAAATTTCATCTGTTACAATAAAATTATTTGTTTTATTTAAAATTTCCATTACAACATCAAAGTCCTCACCATCTCTATTGTTTCTAAATCTTAATCCCTCATCTAAAAATTTCCTTTTAAATGAGACTGAAATACCAACATTACCAAAATACAATCTATTATCGTTAAGTCTAGGAATTATTAAATCTCTTTTATAATACTTCATCCTCCAAATAACTAAATCTAAATCCTTATACTTAGATAGTAATGTCTCAACGTATTTTGGTTCTATGGTATCATCATCATCCAAAAACCCAACCCAATTAGTATCACATATATCTAGACCATAATTTCTAACTAACCCAGATTGACCATGGTTACGACCAAATTCACCAGTCTTATTTATCTTAACAACTTTAATTTTTTCAGAAGAGTAATCATAATCTGGATTAACACCATCAAAAATAATAATAGCAAACCACCTATCACTTGTTTGGTTATTTAAAGAGTCTATTGTTCTTTTTAATGTTTCCCTATTAATAGATGGTATTATGAATGTAATTGAATCTTCCATGTTACAAATAAATTCTATTGTGATATTGTTTTTATATATTTATCTAATTTATTTCTATTTTTAATATAAAATGGTTTTAAATTATTTGTATAATCTATTATAAATTTTTTTTCTTTTTCGTTATCCAAATTCCTAGTTTGTGACTCATAGTGATACGCAACAGAATTACCATCACAGATATTCTCAAACCCTAGTAAATTACACATTAAGTTTAATTCAACGTCCTCTAGACAAGAGATATAGTTTTCATTAAAATAACCAAGGTTCTCAAATAAATTTTTTCTAATCATCATTAATCCACCTGTATTACCAATAACCAGACTACTATTTAATTTAAAATTAAAATAGCTACCAAACCCAAGATGTCCTAACATCAATTCATTATTTTTAATATTATTATAGACAAAAATCCCATCGTGTTGTATTGTGTTGTCTTTAAAATGTAACCTAGCACCAATAGTACCAGTTCTTTTATTTTTTTTCATAATAGATAGCATACTATGAATAACATTGTTCATAATTTTTATGTCGTTATTTGAAAATAAAATAAACTCGTAGCCCTTAGTTACGTAGTTCTTTACAACATCATTATTAATTTTTGCAAAATTATAATAATCATATTCTATTAAGTTTACATTACCTAGTTTAAGTATGTTATTTTTAATCCAGGTCTTTTCCTCATCTGTTGACCCAGTGTCTGCAATAAAGACATCAAACAAATCGGAATTACAATTTTGGTAAAATGAATTAATACAATCAAATAACATTTCAACATTACCCTTAGTTGGTATTATAATGGCCACTTTACCAATATTTTTAATTGGTTTTTCTTTTATTTCTGGAACATATATATTCTCCGGTTTTAAATCAAGTGGCAACTTATCTCCCCATTTTTTTATAAACTTATTTTTACTTTCAAAAAACTCCTCGTTTGGTTGACCAACAGATTCGTGTGTAATATCAAATGATGATGTCACACCAATTTTAACATTATCCAAATAGTTAGGGACGCAAAATAAATGATCATAAAAGTGGAACTTACCAATTGTCTCATCAAATTTATGTTTTATTTTTGTTTTATTAAAAGCCATAAATAAACCATCAATTGTTACAACTGGAATTAAAAAAGGTAGTTTAGGTGAATATTTACTTAACCATTTTTTTTGATCTTCTAGGTGATGATAAACCTGACCTACCATTGTTTGTTGCATTTTTTCCCAGTAAACTCCAGATTCTGGAAAATAACAAGACCCTGCTTTACCAATTATACCAAAGTCTTGATTATTTTTAAAATCACCTAGTAATTTTTTACCCCAACCATTTCCAAGTTTTATATCATTATGACAACAGACAACAATATCATAAATAGATTCTGTTATACCACTATTATAAACTTCAGCTAAACTATATTGATTATGATTTACATATTCTAAAATCTGAACATTTTTTAAACCAACACTTTTTAATATGTGTGATTTAAAGTTTTTGTTATAGTCTTCGTCTTTATGTGTTGAATATATTATCGTAATCATTTTTTAAATTTTTTAAATTCTTCTTCTGTTAGTTCATAATCGATTTCGAATTCTGTTGTAGTATACTCGCCAGTGGTATTTACTTTTATGTTATAATATTTACCACCTACTACTACATAACAACCACGTTTAGAAGTAATACACCAATCAAACCACACATCTTCTAATCTTTCTGAAGGTATTTCTCTAAGCCTAATCATCCTTTTAAATTCCAGTTGAACCAAACCCTTTATCAGACCTATCTTTATCTTCTATATTATTAACTTTAACTAAGTTAACCCATTTACCGGCGACAACAGGACAAAGAACTGCCTGGGCTACTTTTTGTCCTTTATTAATTATTGCAACATCATTTGTTGTGTTAAAAATAATTGCCATAACCTCACCTGTATAACCCTGATCCACAGTTCCTGGTGAGTTTAAAACCATTAACCCTTGTTTTAAAGCAAGTCCACTTTTTGATCTCACTTGGATTTCGTATCCATCTGGAATATCAAAGTGAAGTCCAGTTGGAACTAGAGCTCTACCAAATGGAGGAATCTCAACTCCAATGCTAGAATGTAAATCAAACCCAGAGTCTGTGTCATACGCATAACTAGGTTCATTACTATTACTTAAAGTATTTGTGTATGGTAAATTAATTTTTGGGTTTGTTTCATTTAAACTATTTTCAAGCTCCCTAACGTCTAACCCCAAGATTTCAGATAATCTATCGTAGTCAAAATCTTCTACTGAATCATCAAAAAGATTCTCTATATTATTTTCTTCCACTATTTTAATTCTTTTAATGTTTTTATTACTTCAACTAAAACGTTGACATCTTTTTCACAGTATTCTGCGATTTTATCTAAGTTTCTTTTTTCCCAGTAGTTTTCATGAACATTCTCACCACTTACTTCACCATCCTTTGGTGTTGGGATATCTAAACAAGAACATAATAAGTCCAATGACCCAATTGATGTATAGGCGCCATATTGCCAAATTTCTTTTGTGTCAATTGCTTTAACTTCCCAAGGCTTGGTATCATATGATGGTAAGATTTTAGAAGGTCTAATACCATTTACAATCATTCTTTTTGCAAGCATTGGAATATCAAAATTCTTTAAGTTATGTCCACATAAATGAAAGTCTAGTTTTTCACAACGATCAAGTAGATTTCTAACCTCAATTAATAATTGTGTCTCGTCTTCATTTGAGAATGTTTGTTTTTTAATCTCACCATTATCCATAACAAAAGCCATTGACACACAGATAACTTTTGCAAACTCTGGAACTAATGCGGCACGTTTTTTAAAAACATAGTTCATATGTTCTTCTGTTGTCATATTAATCTGTTCATTGGTCGCATCTTCTGGAAACCTTTTTAAAAACCAATTAAAGTATTTATCAAATTGGTCTGCTAGATTTGGATTAAACTTTTGGCATGACTCAAAATCAGGACAACCGCCAACAGTCTCGATGTCAAGGAATAAAATTTTTGTAATAGGAATATTAATCATTTTTTACTTCGTTATAAATTTTAGGATTTTGTTTTAGTGTCTGTATTGTAATTAAATCTTTTATTCTAGTTGTTGACCAACCATGTGATCTAGTTGTATAAATAACCTCAATTGGAAGATGGTCACCTGTAAATCTATTACCAATGTAGTCATCACCTAATATTCTAACATCTGGTTTATAAAATTGTATTAAACGAAGTAAATCATCTTCATCATCATAACATACTACCTCATCAATATATTTTATTGCCATTAGAGTTTTATATCTTTCATATAAAGGAATTACAGGTTTATATTTTGTAAACCTTGTTTCAGATGGGTCTCTTTGTAAAAAAACCATAAAATAATCACAATTTTCCTTTGCAGTTTCAAATGTGTATATGTATCCAGGGTGTAGTAAGTCAAAATTACCAGCAGTAAACCCTATTCTTCCTTTTTTACTATCCATTATACTATTGATTTATAAAATTCAGCTCTATCTCTTGTAACATTATTTAAGTCATATCTATCTTTAACAGTTTCATATAATCTTTCTCCAAGATCGGTAATCATATTTGGATTGTCAACAAGTTTTTTAATGTTTTTGGCCCAGTCACTATGATTATTATTTTCACCAACTAATAAAGCATTACCGTCAGTAAAATTACCACCATTTAGTGCGTGTTTTAAATCTATTATATAAGGACCAATATTAGATGCAATTAATGCCTTTTTATAAAAACCAGCCTCAATTACTTTTAATTGTGATTTCATTCTATTAAAGATATGGTTTTTAATTGGTGCCAATGAAATATCAAACTTAGCATAATTTTTAGCATAAGTTGTGACTGGTCTAGTCCAAACCCTAACATAGTTTTCATTCATAATACCTGCATAATCATTTTCAGTAAATGTCTTTAGATAGTCCATATACTTTGGTGTGATAATTTTATAATTATTTGTAAAAATTTCTTCGTATTTAACCCAAACAGTTTCTTCTGGTTTTATAGGTCTTTGTGTTTTTTGCCCTGTTTGTTGGTTTATCTCTGTTACGCTACCACGAATATCAAAACCACAAATATAATATTGTAGCTTATTTTGAATTGGAGATAATTTAGATACCATACCATCTAACAATTTTAAGTCATGTAAATGTGATGACCCACCAAGCCAACCAACTCTAATTTTTTCAGATGGTTCAGTTTTTTCATTAAATTGAGGGTCGTTAGGGTCAATTGCGTTTGGAAAAATAACCACGTTTTTGTTAAACTTTTTAATTTCATTTGCAAATAACTCAGTTGTTGTTGTAACGTAATCTACAATTTTTAAGTTATTAACTATCTTCTTGTGAATTTCCTCTTTAACTATTATTTGGTGTATTGGGTGTTCTTTGGTTGGTAACCAATAATCATCGATATCACAAATAACAACAATACCCATACTCTTTAACTTATGGATTAATTCTACGCATTTTTCATAGTCTTGACCAATATTTCTATGAAAATGAACTATTTGGTAATTCTTCCAAAAGTTAATATCATCAACATTTACTGTGGGGTTAATATCAACGTGAAATTCGTTAGGATATAAATTTTGTAGTTTAACGTGTGGATCGACTGACCGGTATTTACCAACTCCAGAACCATCTGATGGGATTACTAATACTTTAATTTTTTGACTCATACTTAATTTTACTTAAATTATCAATAAAGTATAGTTGTTATTTTACATTATGTCAATTTTATTAAATAAAAAACCCTCCATTTGGAGGGCTCTTATTAGGATTTAATTTTTTTTACTTTTGTGACTTTTCCTAAGAAAATGTGGTTACCAACTTTAAATTGTATCATATCGTTTGAGTTAGTTGTTGATTCGACTAACATTCCAGCCTCCATTAGTTCCTCTCTAATAACATCTCTAACTGTATCTCTAACAATATCTCTAATCATAGTCTTAAGATCTTGATTTGATGTTACTTGTTGGCTCATTCTATTTTCATTAACAATTTGATTTTGAGTATTAACATTAGACTCTTTATTTGTTCCCATTAATCTAGATGCCTTTTCGACTAACTCATTACTAATACCAACATTAGTGTTAACACCCATTGTTGGTTTCTCTATTGGATGTTCAATCATTAGTCTTTTTATTTCTTCAGGTAATCTTGAGTTTATAATTCTATCTTGTGTTGGAACTTCTGTGTTATATGTTTTTGTGGTTTCTTGTTCCATAAGTCCTTCTGGAATATTATACGTTGCTGGTAATGGGTTAAAGTTACTAACCTGTGGTGAGTCACCAATATTTAAGTTTGGGCTACCATTTTGACCTCTACCAATGGAGTCATGTTTATCCATTATTTTTTTAGACATCATTAATTTTGCCATTAAATTTTGTTCTGAATTCATATTAATTATTAAATTCTGCGTTTATTATAACCCTAGTCATACTCTTATCTCCATTAGGATTGTAATTTGGTCTAGCCTCATTAAAATTCTCCAAAGTTTCTTTATATGTAATAATTTTATCAACTCTAAATAATCTCCAACTAGGTAGAGGCTTTTCACCTAGATACGCCCTATGTGACGCACCTTCTAAATCCCAAGCCCTTAAAACTGGGTTACCCGCCTTACTATATCCATAACAAACTGGCTCAACAATTCTAAGTCCTTTTCCTCCAGGTTCATCACCATCATAATAAATAATAACACGTTTTTTCTTTTTTATCGAATCAACTATATCATTTATTGATGCTATCTCAAGTATAAGATTTCTATGTATATTGTAAAGATTCATTAAACAGTTGGAGTGGTGTATGGCTTATCTACTTGGTATTCATTTATTTTTATCTCATTTACCCTCTCAATAATATCAACCGATGACCCACCATTTGCGGTATCTAGAAAAACACCAGTACCCTTACCAAACTCATCACCATCTGATATTGCATCGGGATTTGTTTGGGAATACTCATTTGTTGGTTTGTAGTCATTTTTTGGAATCAATCTATTCCTTTGTTCTACGCCAATAGTTCCTAATTCATTTAGAGGTTGGCTAAAATCTAATCTTTCTGTCGCTGGCATTATAATTGTTTTTTCATTATTTGGTTTATCCTTTTAAGGTTTTCAGTTATTTTAATATCATCAGTGAAAGTACTATGCTCTTTTGATGGTCTATTTAAATCCGCTAACCAACCCATCTTTTCAGATAAATCAGTATCAATAGGATCTATATTATATTCTTTTTTAATTTCTTTATATGTATTGTCATCCCTTCTTAATCCATCTAAAGTTCTATCAACCCAACTCCTCATATAGTCAGCACCATTTAGTATAAATGGAGCGTCTTTACCGTCTCCACTATATTCATCAAACCAATTTTTAATTCTACCTAATTGCTGGTATGTAGCATAACCAGTATTCCTTAGTTCTTGGTTTCTATTATGCCCCTCCATATTAGCGTTAGAGTTTGGGATATGATTAAAGCAAACCTCTAGATACTCTAAAATTTCTTTAGGTAAATAAATAATTTTATTATATAAATCTTTATTCACCTATCTTAAGATATTTTATCAATTTGTTTATATCAATATCCTCTTTTTCTGCAATTTTTTTTATAGAGTCTAAATTCCTATATAATATTTTTGTTATTACACTATCTTCATCATCGACTTTAACTTTCTGAACATCATTATCTTTATTTTTCTTTTTTAACAATAATTCATCTATTAAATCAACCATTTTTCTTTTACCTAATTCGACTATTCTTTGTTGACCCTCCTTATCTAATTTAGGATCAAATCCAAAACTCATACAACGTTCATATTTTTCAAAAGGATCTTCGATTTCTAATTCATCAAAAATTTTATAACAATCTTTAAATGTTTTAATGTTGTCATCAAAAATCTCATCATAACCATAAGCGTCAGAAAAATCTTCTTCGTCTAATACTTTTTTATCTTCATCTGATTCACCATAGTAAATTCTAGCTTTAAATGGAAAAGTATCACCAGCCTGTCTAACTAATGCCGCACGCATATCTTGAGTCCAATGAGTATGTTGTCCCATATCTAAAATTGGGATATCTGAGTTTAAAAAACTACCATCATCACCAATAAGCTCAGTTATTTCACCATCTTCTTTTTGATCCTTATTTTTTTTATATTTATTTTTTAACTTATTAATAATAGTTGTTAGCTTACTCTTAGATTTTGTTCTATCCTTAAGTAAATTTCTAATCATATTTTTTACATCATTTTCAGCATTTTTTGGTAAATCAAGTTTCGTATCACTTTTTCTAGCCTCATTTATTGTCCCAATAGAAGATGAGTAATATAGTGATATGTCACCATTATTTCTTTTTTTTAAGAAAAAATAGTAAGGACTACTAAAATATTCAGTTTCAAAATTAATCATACAAACTTTTTAATATAAATACTTTGATTTGTGGTATTTATTAATAAATAATTATGGCTTACCAAAATATTAATCAATATAACTATAAAAAGTATGGTCTTAATATTATCTATGATGGAATGGATATGTCCTTAGCATCAGATGAACGAGATTATAATGAAGAGGTTGTTTTTTCACCATATATTATAGCGCAAACATACGGTAACAAATTACCTTTTTATTTTGACTTAAACGATACTGATATATGTCAGAATATTAACCTATATTATAAAGATTTTAATCCTAACAATATTTTAGTCTCACAAAACTACTACGACCCAAATAACGATAATTTTAATTGTTTTTCTGCGACATCATCATGTGACATTGGTTTTACTGGAATTGACAATGGTTTAGTTGATAACATTAGTAATCAGACAATTTATTTCACAAATGGTATTTTTGAACCATCAGTTAAATTTAGTAGAAAATATTTTGATAGAAGACTAAAGTTATTTCAAGTAACTGGTTATACCGGATCGTATGAAAGATTCGAAGCTTTTAATAAAAATACTTTATATGAAGTTGTCAGTAAAGAAGATGTAAACTTTGGTAGATACCATGATTTGTATGGGGGGTTTTACCAAGGGTTTTATAAATTATTTGGTTATGATTATGATATATTCCCAGAAAGAGTTAATAAAGGTTGGAGTGTTGAGATGGTTTTAAGACCTAGACTATATGATGAATACACGCCAGGACCAAATGAAACTACTTTAAATCAAATATACCCAAATAATAAAAATACGTTTTTTTATTTAGGAGCTAGAGCTGAAAATAAGTTTTACCATTATGCGGATGGGACACCAGAATGTTTTAGCGCCTACACTAGAGTAACAACTCCATTAGCTGAGTGTTTAGAAACTTGCGCTTGTTGTAATGATAATATAACAAATAGTAGATGTATATATCTTTATCCACCAAGATCTATAAATGGTTTACATGATCCACACGTGAATTATGGTTGTAATAGTTGTGGAGGAAATGTTGTTAGCGCGACTACTTGTGGTTGTGGATGCTATGACTCAAAATGTACTAGCTGTGGATGGGAATGTAAAACGCATAATTGCGATGAAATTATTTTAGTAACCCCAACCCCAACACCAATACCTAGTCAGACACCAACTTGTAATACACAACAAACACCAATTTGTACACCAACATGTTCTACTTGTAATACATGTTCTACTTGTGATGATTGTGTAACACTAGGATATAAATCAATAGAGGATACGTGTGAAAAAGACCCATTATTTGATTCGATGTCAAACAATATCTCTTTTAAACTATGTGGTGACCCAAAAAATCCTAGTATTGGGATTAAGGTTTTAAGATTTACAGGTGGGTGTGAGACAACTGGAACTTGTGTTACAGGGCAAACTTATGTTACTGGATATACAATACAAGAGTGGTGTACAGACCCAATATATCCTTATTGTGAAAAAGAAAATCCAGCTTTTTTAGATTATGAACATTGGTTTTTACTAGATGTTGTTTGGGAAAGAAATACTAACTTGGACAACTGTGACTTATGGTGGTATGGAGGCCTAGGAGATATAACAAAAACTGAATATTTAGAATCTTTAGCAAACAATACAACATCTTTAATCGCACCACCATACACAAACAACAGTTCAGTTGCTAAAACTGTTGATATAGTAAATTTAAATGAAAAATGGTTAGATGATTCTAAATATAGAAAAGGTAAATTAAAAATTTATGTTAATGGTGTTTTAATTTACACTATTAATGATTTTGAGGAAATAATACCTAGAGGATTAAATACAGATAAAGAAAAACAAGTTGGTGTACCATTTAACGTTTCTTGGGGCGGAGGAACACAAGGGTTACATGAAAATTTAATACCTTCTTCTTGCGATAATTTAACCGGAGACTATATTCAGGACCCAGAGTCATTTCCAACATCAGCATTAAATAATTCATATTTATCTGGACTAAAGACAGACATTTTATTAGAACAAGAGTTTGGGGGCACTTTTGATGGTGGTATTTCACAATTTAGATTATATGTTGAGCCATTAGATGCTACAGAGGTAAGACATAATTTTAATGTATTAAAAGATAAATTTGGTTTCTTTAATCCATTTTGTCCTAATTGTAAAACAGTATTTTGTGCACCAAATGATTTTACATATCAAATAACTGATACGTCTACAACAATTGTTACCACAACAACAACTATGTTTATATGAAAATTTTAATCGAAGATACTATAAAAATTTTAGGCATTGGTACCCCTGTTACAACTACAATTTTTAATAGTACAAATCAAAATGATGAGAATTACTATGACATCTCAAGATGTTGTGATAAAACCTATACTATCCTATTTAAATATGATGATAATACAATAATTTTACAAGATAAAATTCGTTTAATAATACCAAATAATTTAAGTGAAATTGAAGTTAAAGATTTTATTATAGTAGAAATAAATAATTATTTAATGTAAAAATTAAATGTGTTTTATGGTATTTATTGATAAACTACTAAGTGAGTCAAATAATAACAATAAATAGTATTAATTTTGATGGTGAGCAGGCTAATGTGCTTTTTAAACCAGATATCTCATTAGACGTAATAAATCTTGGGGTTGTAACACTACCATTCACATTTCAACCAGGACTACTAGTTCCACCACAAGAAGTTTATGGAACATACACAATTTTAGTTGTTGGTGACGACTGTCCAAATATATTAAACGTACCTAGACCTACACCTACACCTACACCTACAGTTACACCAACAAGGACACCAACACCAACACCAACTGTAACACCTACAGTTACACCAACAAGTGACCCTTGTCCAACAAAAACACCTACGCCTACACCTACGTCAACACCAGCACCTACTGCGTCTCCAACGAGAACACCTACACCAACACCAACATCTTCACCATGTAAGACGCCAACACCTACGCCAACACCAACGACTAGTTTATTACCAGCGCCATCTGGAATTTATTATGGTAAATTTATTGGGTCAACAATAACTAGTGGTGATGTGTCAACATTTACATTTATAACAACAAATAACCCAACAAATTCATATGTGTCATTTAGTACTGGTGAAGCTTATGGATATATTTTAATTCCAATAACATTACCTCAACCATCTGAATTTAGAGATAGTAATACTGGTTGTTCTGGTACAAATATACCAATTAATAATATTGGTACTGTAGTTATTTTAGATACAAATGGGTTTGCAATAACATATAACATATATAGAACATTCTATAGTTTCTTTGGTAATACTGACTGTTGGATGTGTATTTAAATAAATAAATTATTATGAGTTTTAAGTTTTCAGGAGGAGTCGAAGTCTTAGGGTTTATATCCCCAACAGAACCAACGGATCAATATCCAGTTATAGATCCTTTATATGGTATTGATGGGTTTAGAAATGTTGACACACTATTAGACTTAAATGCAATACCAAATTTAAGAAGACGAGCAGGAATGGTTGTTGGAATAAATGGGGGAGCTCAATATTATAAACTAAACCCTAGTCCTTGGAATGGGACAATAACCGATTGGTCAATTTTTAATACAGGAGGTGGTGGTAATCCATATGTTACAGGATTTACTTATGATAATTCAAATACATTCACAATATTAACAAGTAGTCCATCAATTTTTAACGCAACAATAAATGAAGTAACTGGACTAACAATTAATGGTAATCTATTGGTGACTGGTAATACAAATTTATTTGGGTTATCCACTTATCAGGGACCAGTTACTGGGCTAAACACAAAGGAACTTATAAATTACGAATACTTAACATCATATGTTAGTGCTAACGACATTTATAGTACTGGTGGTACGGTATCACAATACCCATCACCAAGTAGTAACGTAGTTTCAGTACAAATTGATGGTAATTCTGGTTTTACACCATTTAATATTACTGGTCTTACAGATACATTTATAAATGACTTTAGCTATAGTGCAAACACATTCACCATCTCACAAAATGATGGTAGTAATTTTGATGCAATAATAGATACAATAAATTTAGAGTCTGTATTAAGTGCGGCTACTTTTGATATTGGTACTACTGGTACCATTTCTGCAAATATATTTAGTGGTGGCACTTATTATGGTGACGGCTCAAATTTAAGTGGTATTACAACGGCAAATGTGTTTGTTTATAGTGGAAACGCAAATGTCTCAACATCTGAGTTAACATTTTTAAATACCACTGGCGGGACATTCACTGTAACAAACTCGGCTGCACTATTTGCGGATAATGATATCAATGTTACTGGTGGGACATATAACCCAACAACAGGTTGTGTTACATTTACAACCAATAGCGGAACTACCTTTGATGTATGTGGTTTCTTAACTGGATTTACAGATACATACGTTACTGGTGCAACATTTAGTGCTAACCAGGTAATATTATCTAGAAATGATGGATTTGACGTACTAAAGATAAGTGGTGGGACAAATGTAACACTAACTAACCCATCCACAAATGAAATAGTTATTGGTGTTACCATACCTCCTGATACGAACACTTTTGTAACAGGGTTCACATACAATGATAACAACACATTTACTTTAACAAGAAATGATGGTGTAGATATTAGTACTTCTATTAATATTGTCACAGGTTTAACAGTTAATGGAGATATCGAAATGGGTAATAGTTCTACAAGGCAAATTTACTCTACAGGTGTAAGTGAGATATCATCTATTGAGTTCACTACTAGTGGAACATCAGTTCAGATGAGATGGGATGGTAGTGGTAATAGTACTGTGTTTACTGTAAACAACACAGATTTTGCGACATTATCATCAAATAAAACCGCGTTTGGTGGTTTAACATATGGTTCAGACTACTCACCTTACTACACTGATAGATCTTTAATTGATTTAGGATACTTTAATTCGAATAATAGATATGTTACTGGTGGTACATATAATAGCGGCACAACATCAATAGACTATGTGGGTGTTAATGGATTTACACCATTTAGTGTTAATTTATCTAGTTTAGCTGGCGGTTTAAACACATATGTTACTGGGTTTACGTATGATGACTCAAACACATTAACTATATCACAAAACGATGGATCAAATTATACCGCTAATATATCCATAATGACAGGATTAACCATTAGTGGTAATTTATATACTCAGTATATTTTTGATAAAAATAATGTATATGGGACCCCAGGGCAAATATTAGTTAGTACTAGTACTGGTGTTGAATGGGCAACAGTTAACTCAACTTGCCAATCAACTTCGGCAACAACAAATAATTTAGAATATAAATTTATTGATAATATAACAGGGTTTACTAATGGATCATATATTGTTAAATCTTATATTACATCTTATAGTGGTACATCTAAATATGGTTTTTGGGAAAGAACTTTAGGTGTTGTAACAACAGGCGACACACCAGTTATTTCTATTATAACTCAAGATTTTGATGATTATAGTCTAGGATTTTTACCAACCCAAATAGATTATATACCAAAAACAGGTAACACTATTGATATTTATATTAGTGGGTTAACCTCTGAAGATTTATATTGGGAATCTCACTACGATATAATTGGTCAAAATTGTACCTCAAATGTCGATGTTTTATCATCTTGTAATTTAGGTTCGTTTGGGATTAATCTAAGTAATGGTTCTAGTGATATAACAACAGGTCAAAAAGGTTATGTGAAAATACCATACCCTGGTACTATATCTGATTGGACAATTATGACAGATACTTCAGGGTCAATAGTTATAGATATTTGGAAGGATTCTTTAGCCAATTTTCCCCCAACAAGTTTAGACAGTATAACAAATGGAAATTATGCTTATTTGTCAAATCAAATAGTTAACTCTGATAATGTTTTATCTGGATGGACAACTACCTTTTTGGCTAATGATGTATTTACTTTTGATGTAATTGGAGTTACTGGGGTAACAAATATAAATTTAACATTAAATGTTATAAAAAATTAATATATTATGGCAAAAAATTTTATAGAATTTAATTCATCAACAGCAGATATAGTTTCATATAGTAATTATGACTCAACAAAAACTATTTTGGGTCCTTCTATTTATCAATTTAGTGGTGCATCTACTTACGATTATTATATAGGACCCAATCAAACTGCTTTTAGAGATATTACTCAAGATACTGGTTTATCAAATTGGGGTGATATTGACGCAATTACATATTCTGGCGACACACAATGGGTATTTGTTCTTAAAGGATTTAGCACCACAGTATCAACTAATGATATTGCAATGTATGAGTTTAATAAATCAAATTTTAATTACAATTATGTTGGGTCCATTTCTTGTATAGGAGTTGATGCTACAAGTAGACAGCATCAAGGAATTAAAGCTAATTTAAGTTATTATACTGGTGGTACGGTTATGGTTAACGGAACCTCTGTTACAGGAACTAGTACTGATTGGATTGGAAATAGAATCCCTATTGGTGCTAAAATTGGTTTTGGCTCTTCTGACCCAGGATCCATTTCAACATGGTATAGAATAAGTGATTACCCATTAATGAATTCTATACCAACATTAGTTAATGCGGCAGTATACTGTGTTGAGGTTGATTCTTCTGGAGGAATTTATATTGGTGGTGCATTTACTTCATATAATAGTGTAACATCAAATAGAATAATTAAATTAAATTCTGATGGTACAGTTGATGGTACCTTTAATGCGGGATCAGGATTTAATGGTAATGTTAGAACGATAAGAATTGATTCTTCTGGAGGAATTTATGTTGGTGGTGATTTTACAACCTATGATGGAGTTACTGCAAACAGGATAATTAAATTAAATTCAGATGGAACAAAAGATGTATCATTTGATAACACAACAGCATTTAATACAGGTGGTTTATTTGATATTCAATTTGATTCGACTGGGGCTCTATGGTGTTGTGGATCATTTACAACATATAAAGGTGCTTCCTCTCCATATTTAGCCAAGATATTAACCAATGGTACTCGTGATACCACATATGTAACAACAAATAGCCCTAATACAAGCGTTTATACAATTGCGGTAGATAATAACGATGATGTATACATTGGGGGTAACTTCACTCAAGTAGGAGCAACCACTAATAACTCAAGATATATAGCTAAGATACTTAAAACTGGTGGTTTAGATTCTACATTTGTAGTTGGGGCTGCAGGCACTTCCAATGCCTTCAATACCACAGTATATTCTATAGTATACAACTCAATATCTAATGATATTATTGTTGGTGGCAATTTTGGTAACTGGAAGGGTAGTGGTAACATTAACACTTATTTAACAAGGATATCTTCTACCGGAGATGCTATTGTTTCAAGTGCTTCAGCTAGTGCTATCTTTAATATTAAAAAAGATTCTTTAGAAAATATAATATATTGTAATGGTGGTGGCCAATTAACAACTAAAAGAGATATTAGCACTTTGATTTGTGACCAAAATTTTACACCAAATATTGTTTATACAGTCAACTCCTCTTCATATTCTACAAATGGATTTGCTTTAAGTCCATCTGGAGATACCTTATATGCATTAAGTTCAAATTTAACAGTTGATAGTGGTATTGTTGCAGTTGAGACAACAGGCGGAACAAGAAATGTTAATTTTTTAACAACCCCCGATTATGTTAGTCAAGTTATTTCTTTGGATTCTTCAGCCGGGACTTTTTCCGCAGGAACACCTTATGTAATAAGAATGTTAACAATATCATCCCAAAGAGCCTCAACTGGAACTGTTTTAATTCAAGGTATAGATAAGGATGATTTTACACAAATACCAACGTCAATACCTTTAGTTTCTTTTAATTTTATGGCGTTATCTAAAGGTTTGTACGATTTACAAGATGGTGCATATATTAATGGTAATTTTTCATCTGGTAATGTGAATAATAACACTGCTAAAGACACTAGGATAAGGGAAAAATTAAATGATGGAACACAAAATTTATTTGTAATTAGTAACGCTGGAAGAATATCTAGATTCAATATTAGAGATTCTTATGTAACACAGCTTGGCCTAAACACAAATGGTAGGATAAGATATTCAACACCGAGTCAGTTATTAGTTACAAGCACTGGAATTATATCACCTAGTGGGGCAGCTATTGCAGGGTTTGCCTCAGGTAAATTTACCATAGGCACTATGCAAAGCGGTTCTGCATCTGGTGTTACTTCTATATTCTTGGATAATTCAGGTATTGTTCAAACACCATTAAGTGATTTAGAAAATGAAGCAGCACCTATATATACTTATATGTCAGAAGTACCACCTGGTTCTACAACCACATATAATTCTGCGGGTAATGTTGGTCGTGTTTACTATATGCCAACAATTGATAAATTGATTGTTTTAAACTCATCAACAACAGCAAAAAGTTATATTACAAAATATGAAATAGATTTACAACAACCCACTTTAGCTAGTACTTTTTATGGACGAGATACCTATGATGAATTGGCATATAATAATTCTTATGATTTAACATTTTTAATGAATGGTAATCAGTTACAAGGAAACACGGCAAATGTAAATGCACCTAGGTATCCCGACACTTTGGGTACAGGCTTTTTTGGGTCTGTTGAGAATGGGGTTTTACATTTATCTAGACCACTAGCTACAATTCAAAATAATTTATACGCAATTCCGTTAGGATGTGATGCTCAATATGTTGATTATAGTAATGATGCGTTTATTACACAAAAGTATGTTTTACCAAACACAATTGGTATTACAGGGTTATTTGTAAATCAATTAAAAGAATATGGATCAGGTGCCTTTTCAGTACCTCCAGAACCTTTAATTATTCATTATAGAACATCAGGTATTGATGATAATTCAGGCGAATGGAATGAATTTACTAATGTTCAAAACTTAAATAACGATATTATATGTGAGGGGGCGTTAAATTCTATCACAATACAATTCAGGTTCTCATATAAGATAGCTGGTAACACTTGCTTGCCTAATAGAGTATATGGATTTACTTTAGTTTATGAAGATGACAGGACAGATTCACATTACTCACCTTCAGTTTCAAATTCTAATTTAAATAATAGAATTTTTGCATGGAGACAAGAATCTTTATGGAATGGAAACATACCTAATTTGAAGATTAGATTATACAATGCGACAAATAACAATATTGTTTTTTATGACACTATTACAAATTCTAGTTCAGGAACTTGGGAGTATTCAACTAATAATGGTGCAACATGGTTGACATGGAATTCATCTGCAGATGCTGTTGGAAATTATATTAGGTATGTTGCAGATTTCATTCCGTCAGGAATAAAATTAAGAGTGGGATTAAATTCATTGTAAATGGCAAATAATTATCTCTTATATAATTTTAATACAACAACAACGGAGTACCCATCAGGATATGATCCAACAAAACTTAATTTAGGTCATTTGATGTCTAAAAACACAGACGAAAATGGAGAGGTATACGTTTCACCATTAGAGCCAAAATTTATCAGAGGGTACGAGGTGGTTAAAAATGCTCCCTATAGTTATAGTTATGTTTTAAACTCTTTAGGTAGTTTGAAATACAACGATGATACTACTTGGCTTTTTTATGCTGGGGGTGGGACTCAGGGAGCAATACCTAAAAGAGTTTTTTTAGCTTCCCATAAAAAATCAACTAATGAATTTTCTGAAATAGGTAGCATTTCAATTAATTATACACCTAATAGTACTCATAACGCCTACAGTATAACACCATCTATGGAAAAACACACAGGAGGCACTGTAACTGTTATTGGTAATATAGTAACTGGATCAGGAACAACTTGGTTAGACGATGGTGTATGTGTTGGAAATAGAATTGGGTTTGAATCAACTAATTCTGATAATATAACTATATGGTATCAAGTTTCTTCTGTAGATAGTAATACGGGTATCACTATAAGTCAGGAATTTGCAACAGATGGCAATCCATCCAATTTAAATATTACTGGTTCTACGCAATATGTGATAGAGGATTTTAGACTTATTTATGCTAATTATGGTGGAGGGACCATTAGTGTTAGAGGAATTGCGCTAGCTAAAGGTTTAAGATATGAATTGTTTAAGATTTCACCAACTACTATTCCAGCTGGAACTACAATAGACAACTTAAGGGCTTGTTATAGAATTCTAGATAGTGCAACCACGTCAGCCACTTTCTCCCCATTTGGTCTAATTTTAATGGATAAAACATCACTTACAGACCAAGATTTATATACATTAAGTTTACCAAGCTCAAATTCATCAATACAAAAATTTAATATTAGAGCTCCATTAACATTAACCGCAGGAAGAAGTAATTCACCTTTTTTATTCACAACAGGAACACAAGCTAATGGAGGAACAAATACAGGTGGGTACATACCTATGACAACAGATTTTAATGGAAATTTTTATATTACAAATTATACAAGAATAAGTAGAGTTCCTATTTCAGGAATTACTAATGGATCAACTACTTTTATTGTTGATGCAATGGTAGAAAACCCACCTGGAACATCAACAACTTATCCATTAAGCTCGCAGTTAATTCAATCTCAATATTTGAGAAATGTTAATAAATTTTATGTTTCTCATATACAAGGAACAATTAGAAACTATTTAACTTCCTATTCAGTTGGAGGACAATTTGAAAGGCCTGTACATATTAACGACCAAATTGAGCAAAGTACTTATTTGGTAAGTAAATTTGATAATTTAACTACAAATTTCTCGACATCATTACTTTACTCTCATTATAATGAAAATGGTTTGTTATTTTTAGTAAGAGACGTTACATCAGATGACAACGTTATTTACTCACTCCCAATTGAGGCTGATAAAGATTTTCACACAATAACAAATTCTTGCATTATTACACCTGAATTATTTACATTATCTGCTACTTCATACAATAGGATTTACTTAAACACAGAGAGTTATTTTAATAAAGATAAAAGATTTGCAATATCAAGAGAAAATTGTGATGTATATTACAGAACTAGTGGTATTACTACGGATATTGGTACATGGATTTTATTACCTGACAATGGTGAAATTTCAGGCAGCTCAACTTCAATACAATTTAAATTAACGTTTAGAACCGCAGGATTATATTCAATACCATGTAAAGTTAAAGGAATTGTGTTGTCTTATCAAGGTAACGATATACCATCACCTACAACTTTTTATGACCCATCTATTGGAAATACTAATTTATCATCAAACATTTTTTCTTGGAGACAAAATTCATTATTTAATAACGAAATACCAAACTTAAATATAGATATATATGATAGCTCAAATAATTTATTATTAACCGACTCAGTTAGCGGGTCTACTAATGGTGTTTGGGAATATTCATCAAATAATGGATTAAGTTGGAACTCATGGTCATATTCCGCAAACACAATAAACAACTATATAAGATATAGTGCAACTACCCTATCAGCATCTGGGTTAATCGTAAAGCCAATTTTATACATATGATACAAGATGTAATATACGATTCTTTAATTTTTGTTTATGAAACACCTAATGAACCACTAGGAGGCCAAATTCTTGGATATAGTTATGATGGTGATAATTTTGCTTTTAGCTCTACTAGTGGAGGTACTAGTGAGTATGTTGCAATATTTATAAATTAAAAATGGAAAAAATATTTTTAGAAAAGGGGCAGACTTTATATAATGAACCAAATAGAGTTGTGTGTTTAACTGGTGATTATGATCCTGATGAGTTGGTTTTAGTTGGCGAGTTAAATAACCCAAAATATCCACCAGACTTTCCATTATACCAATATCCTGCCTATTATATAAAATATGGTGATTATTAAATCACTGTCTTGGAAAATTTCATCTAAGAACTATTTATATATAGTAAATTAAAAAAATGTCAAATAATCTATCTAAACATACATTGGGGCTAACCCAATTACAAAGTGGACAAGGAACACCAACACATCAAGCAAAACTTGGGTCCTTATATATTGACGTTTCAAATGCGGATTATTATAAAAACATAGATGGCCTATCAACTTGGGATTTAATCACAGGTACAAGTGGTGGTACAAATACATATGTTACTGGTACAACATTTAGTTCTAATCAAGCGATTTTATCGAGAAATGATGGTTTTGACGTATTAAAATTAAGTGGTGGTACTAATGTAACATTAAATAATCCATCTACTAATGAAATTGTTATAGACGTAACTATACCTTCTGGTATAAATACTTTTGTTACAGGATTTACTTATGATAACTCAAATAACCTAACAATTAGTAGAAATGATGGTGTTGACTTTGGTGTTAATATAGATACAATGTCAGGACTAACAATAAATGGAGATTTATTAGTTACAGGGACAACAAACATAAGTGGTTTAACATCTATTAATAGTTCATTAGATGTTTACAATGGAACAATAGGTTTAAGGGACAATGATTATTTTCTACAAGGAACAAGTACCGGAGGAACAAATGTACAATTAATAGGTGTATACTCAAACGATGAAATTCTTATAGGTAATCAAGGTTACACCAATAGGGTTATGGATGACACCATAGTAGATGGTGTTGTAACAGTATCTAGCGGATTAACTCTTTCATTTATACCAACATTAAATAATAGTGGTACAGATATTTTAATTAGAAATAACATTACAGGTGAGGTAGAATATCGACCAGTAAGTGGCATTACACCAGACACAAATACTTTTGTCACAGGAACTACATTTGCTTCTAATGAAGCAACATTAACAAGAAATGATGGTTTTGATGTACTTAGTTTAAGTGGGACTAATGATGTTACATTAACAAATCCATCTACCAATCAAATTGTAATCGATGTTAATGGATTAAAATATTTTATATCTGAAACATCACCAACAGGATTTACATTAAGTAATGGTTATAGATGGTTTAATACTAGTATTGGTTCTGAGTTTGTATACATTGATGATGGTGATAGTTCACAATGGGTACAACCATTAATACAACCTGGTCCAGAAGGACCAATTGGCCCACAAGGACCTGTTGGGCCACAAGGGCCAAGTGGGTTTACAGGTACTTTTATAACAACAGGAATCACAACATCTGCAGCCACTTTAACAACTAATTACACTTACTATGGTGTTAATTATATTGGTGATGTAGATTTAACCTTACCCGATCCAACGGGAATTGATGGGGTTAACATTATGATAAAAGATGAGGGTGGTAACGCGTCATTTAATAGAATAAGACTAATTACTTCAGTTGGATTAATTGATGGTAATAGTAGTATTGATATGGTAAATAATTACCAATCAACTTATATAGTGGCAAGAAATAATAACTGGTGGATAATATAAAAAATAATAAGATATGAGTTACATACCAAATATACAATCATTGACATCACAAATTGGTGTTAACTCCTATACTGCAACAACAGGAAGTTTATGGACTGGAAATGTTTTTGTGGGCGCGGGAGAACAAAACGATTTTAACTATGTAGGAGTTAATCTACAAACAGATGAATCAGGAACATTAACCTTTGAGTTTTCACAAAATGGTACTAATTGGTCTTCTTACCCAACACAAGAGTTTACAATAGCTGCTGGTATAAATGAAGTACATGGTGCATGGAAAGGCACTAGATATGTTAGACCTAAATTTACAGGTGTAGATGGTAGTAGAACTTATTTTAGAATAAGAACTATGTATTCTTACGCGCCAATAGCTTTAAGTGCACCACTCAACCAACCAATAGGAGAAGATTCAGACGCAACAATAGTAAAGTCTATTATTGCTGGTCAAAAATTTAACAATAGATTTTCTAACTCACCTGTAGATAATGAAGGTCATATCTTTGTACATATACACGACCCTAAAACCGCATTTGGTGAAATAAGAATGTCAGAGATGACACCACAAATACAAACATCATTTGTATATGGTATCAATCAGTCTTTAATAAATACGGGAAGCACGGGTAGTGGATCCGTATCCTCATCAAATTCTATGATAGTTGTTGAAACAGGTGCTGCGTCTAGTTCTAGTGCAGAAATATCCACAATTAGACCGCTTAAATATAATCCAGGACAAGGTTCATTGGCTAGATTTACAGGAGTATTCACTAGTGGCGTTACAGGAAATACTCAATGGATTGGTCCATTAGATGATGAGGATGGTTTTGCTTTTGGTTATAGTGGAAATACTTTTGGGGTTTTAAGAAGACAGAATAGTGTTGACTTTTTTACACCACAATCTAGTTGGTCTGACGATGTAATGGATGGTAGTTTATCTAATAGTAATCCTTCTGCACAATTATTAGACCCAACAAAAGGAAATGTCTTTGAAATAAAATTCCAATACTTAGGATTTGGTAATATAGTTTATTCAATAGAAAGAAGTGAAAGTGGTGAATTTGTACCAGTACATTTAGATAAATACGCAAATAACTATGTAGTACCTAGTGTTTTTAACCCAACGTTACCAATAAAAGTTATAACAGAAAATACCACCAATACTAGTAATGTAGTATTACAATGCGCAAGTATCTCTGGATTTGTTGAGGGTAAAAGAGAATTAACTGGACCAATTAGGGCATTTAGTAATGCTAAAAATCCAGCGACTAGTGAACACACATTTAGTATAAGAAACAAATCAACATTTAAAGGTAAGAATAATAAAGTTAGAATTTATATTCAGTTAATTAATGCTTCCTCTAGAGCTGTTGGTGGATCTGGTGACCCAGTTTCTTTATCAATAATAAAAAATCCAACATTTGGTTCTGTCTTAACTTGGGTAGATGTTAATACTGATTCAGTTGTTGAGACTAGTATTACAGATTCTACTGTAACAAATGGTGAAACAATACTTAATTTGTCTTTAGCGTCATCAGACTCAACTAATTTTAGTCCACCCGATAAATTTATATATGAAATAGCACCAAATGATATTGTCACTTTTAAGGCAACGGGTACTAATCCAGGGTTTAGTGCTGGAATAACATGGGTGGAAGATTTTTAAAAAAAAGATAATTATATATTAGTATGGCAATTAATTTTCCAAATAGTCCAATAGTAGGTCAAACTTACACTTATAATGAAAAGACTTGGCAGTGGTCGGGATCTTATTGGGGTGTGTTTTCAGCACAAACAGGTTACGTACAAGGAGCAATCAATGTGGGTGGCGGAGAAGAGGTATTTAGTGGTAAATCAGGAAATGATTTATATTTTAGAACATTAACAGGTGGGACTAACACTACAATTAGTACTATTGGTGATTTAATTAAAGTAGATGTTACAATACCTCCTGACACAAATACTTTTGTTACAGGATTTACATATAACGATGCAAACACCTTTACCATAGGACAAAATGATGGTTCTAATTTTTCTGCAACAATAAATACTATGACAGGGTTAACCATTAATGGTGGTATTGAGACCACTACGTTAACCGGTGTTTCCGCTTATTTTTCTAGTGATATAAATGTTAGAGGTGAAGTAAATTATGCTAAAAACGCAACTGACCCATTAGTAGATATTGGTGAAATGGCGGCATATCTACACCCTATGGGTAGAACACAAGGTGGTAATATAAGTAAAACATATCCTTTTGGAACAGGGACAAGTGGTAGAACTATAACAATTTCAGACACTGTTGGTTTTACAATGTTGTCGGTGTCACCCACAACTCATGCAATTACTGAACTAAATATAACAGGAGGGGATTATGTTATAGCAGCTAATAGTGATTTATATGTTTATTATGATAGATATGGGGTATTTCAAACCTCCGCAGTACTTCCTTCAAATAGAACTAACATAATACTTGGTAGAGTAATAACAGATTCAGATTCCATATTATATATTGAAAATTCTAGACTGAACGCTCACCATATGAGTAACTACCAAGATACTATGTTTAGAGAGGCTATTGGTGCTGTTGTTTCATCAGGTGGTTTTATAACAGAAAATACATCAAACCCACTTCAATTGGACATCACCAATTGTACTTATTTTTATTCTACAAGTGAATTAGAATTAGCCGCAACAACTGGAATAACATTCGATAGATATTATAGAGATGTTGCAGAACCTTTCTTTTATATGAGATTAACCGCATCAACACCTAGTGTTATTGATGGTTTATATGATACAGGATTGAATTCATTAACTGGTGTTACTGATGGGTATTATAAGAAAGATTTATTAATGGGTATTGAAACTATAGATGGGGATAATTTATACCTATTAATATATGCAGATAGTATTCATACTAATCAAACAGATGCTGAATTATCCCCTTTGCCCCCACCACCTAGTTTTGCAGTAAATACATTTATTAGATTAGCATCAATTGTATCAACAACATCTGGTGGTACAACAACGATATCAAGTATATTAGATGAAAGACCCCGTATTGGTTTTGCAACAAGTGCGGTATCACAATTAAATATAAATGACCATAGTCAACTTAATAATTTAGGTGCTGACGATCATTTACAATATCTAAGAACTGATGGTGGTAGAGTAATGACAGGTCCATTAGAT